GGTGGTTCATCAGCGGGTTATAAACTAGCAGGTGGTGATTGTCGTTTCGTGAATGAGTTTCAGCAAGTCGCAGTAGATACATATCTTGCAAACTGGCCCAACACAAACATCAGAATGGACAGAAGAAAAGTTTTTGAAATGGAAAAATAAACTATGAAAGTAGCTATAGATAAACTCTATATTCCAACATATAACAGGGTGGGGAGTCAAGCTTGTTTTGACTCCCTTCCTGTCAAGTGGAAAGAAAGGGCGGTATTGGTTGTCCATCCAGAAGAAATTCATGATGGATATCCAACGCTGTCTTGCCCTGTTCAGGGAACAGGAATTGCTCCTGTACGCTACTGGATATCTAAATATGCAGAGGGTACACGATATGGCGTTATTGATGATGATTGTGTGTTTCAATATACTCGCAGAGAAAATGAAGAGGGCCCTAGCAACAGGTCACTAACAGATGATGAGTTTGATACGATGATTGATTTGTTTAATTCGTGGATGGATGAAGACTTTACCTTCTGCGGCTCTGATGCAGCATGGAATCCGCCAACTAGGGACAAAGACTTTCGCACCAACTCTCGCCTCAGTGGCAACGTGTTCTACTCTGAGAAACTTCCTGTAGATGATCTTGATTGGTTAGGGTTGCCCATCTCAGAAGATTACTATGTGGCACTACAACTCTTAACTCAGGGCTATCAGAATCGAGTGAGTCTCAAATACCGTATTAATCCCGGCACTACACAGGCAAAGGGGGGGTGTTCTACACAACGAACTCTTGAGATTCATAATAAATCTTTAGAACAACTCAGGGAGAAGTTTCCACAGTTCGTTCAATTGAGAGAGAAGGTGGCAAAGAGTAGTGGTGAGTGGAGTGGTAAAACTAAACTTGCTGCAACCATATCTTGGAAGATGGCTTATAAATCTTCACAAGTTAGCACACTGGACGATTTCTTTACTTGACATTCTAACATAGACTATGTATAAATAGAACATTGAAGGGTTTCAATGAACCCACACCTTTATTTAATGGATATGGAGAGATTTATGCCACTGCAAGCCTATATTAAGCAATTGCGCCCCCGCACAGAATCATACACCCCCCATGTCGATAGGATTCAGTCTATATTAGTTGAAAGTTCAAAGTCTGACAGGTATGAAAAGGATGTTGCTGATACTCTTAATAAAATAAAGGATGTGACTGCTGAAAGACCTAAAGTTTCAACAGCATATGCAGATATTCGAGTTACAGCGCAAAATGGTAACACTTCTTGGATAGAAGTTAAAATGAACCATACAGATAATCTAGGAAACCCTAGAGTATTTTTTGATGGTAAAAAGTGGGATACTACATACACCACATCATCTGCACATAAATCTGTGGAATTATTAAACAAATCTGACCAGACTAAAGATTTTCTTAAAGCTATTTCAAAATTTTCTGGAATAAAAAATCCTAAAATCCCAACCACAAAAGGTGGACTACGAGATAAAGATGCTGTTCCTCTAGAGGTTATGAGGGAGTATTTTTCTCAACCCGGAATCAATAGATACATCATGACTGAACCTGATGTTAATTTGGGTGAGGTAATAACAGATCATTATTTAAATGGCAAAGCAGAACCAGCATATTATATGCAAGCCGGTGATGATTTTTATATGATAGGAAGATCAAATCCTTTAAAATTAAATAACAGCATTCCTTTATTAAGTGGTGCTGGACCTTTTAGAATAAGAATTGCGACAAGATCATCATATTATGAGGTTCAAGCAGAATTAAAAATTCAAGAGATGCCAAAAAGCAGATATTCAATAATGCCGAATACTAAAAAAATAAATCCCTTTAAGGTATGATATAATGATGTCATTTTCAGAAATGCTCACAGAAGATAAGGGTGGAAAGAATCTACACCTTGAACATCTAGAGGATGAAATCCTTAACTTTGGTGTTGATGGTGGTCGTGCTGCTCTTAACTTCTTACGTTCTCTGCGAGATATGCTGAGCGGCTCTGCCCGTTCCAGCGTTAACATCACGGAAAAATGGGACGGCAGCCCAGCCGTGTTCGCTGGTATTGAACCAGAGACAGGTGACTTTTTTGTGGCTAAAAAGTCTGTCTTTAACGCAACACCGAAATTATACAAAACTGCAAAAGAAATTGACGATGACTTGTCTGGTAATCTCAATTCAAAGTTTAAAGTTGCACTTAAAGAGTTTTCCAAGTTGGGTATTAAAAATGTCCTACAGGGTGATCTTATGTTCACCGATGATGTGACCACAGAGACTATCGACGGTACAAAGTATTATACCTTCCAACCCAATACCATCGTTTATGCTGTTCCAGTAGATAGCGCATTAGGCAAGACTATCAACAAAGCAAAGGTTGGTATTGTATGGCACACCACATACACAGGCGACACCCTACAGGGAATGAAAGCTTCATTTGGTGCAAATATTAGTGGGTTGAGTAACCCTTCTAGTGTGTGGCAAGACGATGCCACATATAAAGACGTATCTGGTAAAGCCACCTTTACTGCTAAAGAGACAGAAACAATCACTGCTGTACTGTCACAAGTTGGACAAACCTTCAATAAGATCGATGCCAATGGGTTGCGTAAGTTTCTTGTTGTGCAGAATGGTATGACGGGTGCGGTCGCTGGTGCATCACTCAAGACCTATAATAACTCAAAGGTTCGTGCTGGTGAGAAGATCAGCAATCCTGCTGCACATGCAAAGGGATATGAGAAGTGGGTGTTCGACTCTATTCAGAAACAAATTGACAAGGCAAAGTCTGATAAGGGTAAGGAGAAATATACCAACATACAGAAAGAGTATGGGCGTGAAATAAAGAAACATACTCAAAATCTAATTCAAATCATTATTTTCCAGAACCTATTAGTAGATGCGAAGATGCAAATCGTTAAGAAACTAAATAGTGTCAAGGGTTTGACCGATACTTTTATTCAAACCCCAAATGGATTTAAAGTGACTAACCGAGAGGGTTATGTTGCTATTGACAGAATAAGTGGCAATGCAGTTAAACTTGTAGACCGTATGGAATTCTCGTTTAACAATTTCACTGCTGTCAAAAGTTGGATGAAATAATGCGTAGTTTTAGAGAATTAACAGAGGCTAAAGAAACCGTAGTATTCGGATTCGGAAGATTCAATCCACCTACAACGGGTCATGAGAAGTTGATTGAGAAGGTTGCTTCTGTTGCAAAAGGCAATCCATTCTTCATATACCCCTCTCACACTACTGGTCCTAAAGACCCCCTGCCCCATGCAAAGAAAGTTGCATGGATGAGAAAGATGTTCCCCAAGTATAAGAAAAACATCATTGCAGACAATAATGCCAAGACTGCTATTCATATTGCAGAAAAACTCTACAAGGATGGATACAAGAACCTAATCATGGTTGCTGGTTCTGACCGCTTGAAAGAATTTGAAACTCTATTAACTCGTTATAATGATGCACCTGATAAGAAGGGTAATCAACTCTTCAAGTTTGATTCCGTGAAAGTGGTTAGTGCGGGGGAACGTGATCCTGATGCTGAAGGTGTATCAGGTATGTCTGCATCTAAGATGAGAGCAGCTGCTGAGAAAGGTGACTTTGATTCCTTCAAGACAGGTATTCCTGCTACATTGGGTGATGCTGATAAGAAGAAGCTTTACTTTGAAGTTCGTAAGAATATGGGTATTCGTGAAGAACGTGCAATGGGCGAAGACTATGATTCCTTGCGTGATGCATATCTCACAGGTAAAATCTGGAACGTGGGTGAGATTGTAGAAGCCAAGGGTAATCGTGGTGAAGTTGTTCGTAAGGGTACAAACTATCTCTCATTCGTGACTGAGGACGGTAAGGTTCATAAGGCATGGCTTCATGAGATTTTGGTAGAGGAAATCACCAAGAGAGACTTGGATCAAGTAGAGAAATTCGCAGATAGATTGTTTGCTGCGGTTGGTATTGATGTAGAGTTTACAAGACACTTCCTTGACCGTGTGAATGATGCCCGTAATAAGAAAGATATTACCACTTCTGAATTGACCCGTCTGTTCAAACAATCATTTAAGAAATATGGTAAGAAGATTGCTCAACTTGGTCCTGATGCTGAAGCAGTTATCAATGACATGAAGACTGACGTAAATGTGCCTTTTGTTCTCAACCTCAAAGGTAATGAATTAGAGTTGGTTGCAAAAACAGTTATGCGTAAGAAAGACTTCAAGACTTCTGGCCCCAAACTATCGTTTGAAGACCTTGTTGGTGGAAAACAAATGAGTGGTCCTACAGGACAAATCTTTTCTATGAAAGAAGCAAAGTCTCCCCTGCAAAAATTAAAAGATTTTGATAAGTCTAGAGTTGCTGTCGGGAAACCCCCCATCTTTAAGGATAAACCTACACCGGAGTGGGTTCGTATGAAGAAGTCTGGTATGATGACAACCATGAACGTGCCCACTGATGAAATTGACAAGTTTGAGAAGAGGGGTTATAAGATCATTGAGGGTGTTGAACTTGATGAGCGCAACTATGCCAAGGAATATGCGAACTACGGAGGCAAACCAGAACAGATTGCCCGCCGTTCTTCAAGGAACAAGGCTCGTAGGGCAATGGGTGATAAGGCAGTTAAGGGTATGGACGTTGGACATAAGGACAATAACCCACTGAACAACTCTCCTGAGAACCTACGCAATGAAGACCCATCAAAGAATCGCAGGGAACCACGGTTGCGTGAGGTAAAAGCACCTGATATTAATAAGGGCGATACCATTATTCTTTCTAAATCAAAACGTCCATATAGGGTGGCTGGGGTTATAGACCCAAAGAAGACATTTCCAGCAGAATCTGACAAAATGGTTGTTCAGAAGATTACAAAAACCAGCAAAGGTCGCAAAGCACATCTCATATATCATGATACTAAAAAGAGAGGTGGATTTGCGGTTTTTCTAGATCAGATGCCTGATTTTATGTCTGTTAAGATTGCAGAAGAAGTTGAACTTGATGAAGCATGGTATAAAGTAGCAATAGCAAAAATTAGTCAATTGAACCACCCTAAAGATTATGAAAAAATGCTCAAACAATATATGTCTGATATGAAAAAACCAGAACTAAAAAACAAGACTGCTTCTTATATCGCAGCAAGGATTGCCAATGATTATAAGGGTCAGGACGGTAGAAAACTTGTTCAGTATATCAACAAACTGGTTGATGATGGTAAGCTCCCCAAAGAACTCAAGGCAGAATATCAAGAGGAAAAAACAATGCAGACCTTTTCTGACCTAGTTAAACAGATTAATGAAGTTAAACAAGATAAAGATGTTGATGATAAGAAGGGCACACAACCAGCAAAGTATTATGCTGGTGATATGGCAAAGTCTACTAAAGACAAGAGGGATGCACACTTCAAATCAAAGAAGGTTGGTCCTGCTCCCGGCGATGCTGATGCAGAAACCAAACCCTCTACACACACCAAGAAGTTCAAACAGATGTTTGGTGAAGTGCTTCCTGATGATGCAGATCAGGGAGACTATATCGATGATTTCGAGAAGTCAGATGCACCACAGTTTAAGGGTAAGTCTAAAGAGAAACGCAAGGACATGGCTATTGCTGCATACCTCTCAAAGAATGAAGAAGTTGAACTTGACGAAAAGATTGCAGGTTTGGTAAAGAAGTCAGAGAAATCTGGTATGTCATATTCTATTTTGAAAAAGGTTTATGACCGTGGTATGGCTGCATGGAAGACGGGCCATCGTCCCGGTACTACACCTCAACAGTGGGCATTTGCAAGGGTTAACTCCTTCACAACCAAGTCAGCTGGAACTTGGGGTAAGGCAGACAAAGACCTTGCAAAACAGGTGGAACAGATAGAAGAAGCTTGTTGGGTTGGATACAAACAGGTTGGTATGAAAAAGAAGGGCAATAAAGAAGTCCCTAATTGTGTACCAGAAGAGAAAGAATTAAATGAGTGGGGCGAGATTGAGGAAGAATCAGAGTATCAAGGCCGTAAGGTTACGCTCAATAAACCCACAGCGGGTGATGTAAAGAAGTCTAAAGTTTATGTTAAGAATGAAAAGGGTAATGTCGTAAAGGTTAATTTTGGTGATCCAAATATGACAATTAAAAAGAGTAATCCGGCAAGACGTAAATCTTTCCGTGCTAGACACAATTGCGATAATCCGGGTCCGAAATGGATGGCAAGATATTGGTCATGCAAAGCATGGTAACTTATAAATAGAAGACAACAAAAAAGGAACGCCGATATGTCAAATTATAGAAAAACAATGGCTCAAGCAATCAGAGAGATGTATCCTATTAATGAGGATAACATGGAGCTGATGCGTAAAGCAGCCGGTGGTGCAATGCAGACTGTCAAAATGAAAGACGGTAATTTAAAGATGGATTCATTTACTGCATCTGCCATTATGAAAGTTTTTGATAAGGTCAATCCTGCTAATCAGAAAAAGATGGCAGATATGATCAATAAAGGCACCAAGGGCGGCATGATGAAATTGCAAGATTTTGCAATGAAACAGGTTAAGTCTGAAAATGACCCAGAGATTGAAGAAGAAGTTGACCTTGATGAAGCGTTAAAGGTTGGTCAAAAGGTCAAAGTTAAAGATAAGGGTAAGGTGGTTTCTGGTGTTATAACAAATGTCGGTAAGGGACAAACATTAGGTGTTGCTGATGTAAAACTTCCAGATGGGCGCATCAATGTATATGATACGGATAAAATCAATGAAGAAGTTGAATTTGACGAAGACCATGCTCAGGACCAAGTTATTGCACAAATATTTGACGAAGGCACAAAACAGGTTCTTGCTCATGGGGGTAAGGGTCAGTATAAAGTAACCAAAGATGGCGATAGCATTAACATCATGCATAAGGGTAAGGTAGTTGGAACTGCTGACTTTGATAGGGGTGCAGATAGTTTCTTCGTAAGTATCAAAGGTGAGAAGGGTCAAAAGTCTTTTAAAGATGCTCAAGCAATGGCCGATTATTTTGCAAAGAACAAAATTACAGAAGAAGTTGACCTTGATGAAGGACAAAAACCATTCGTTTCATCTGATCGTGATGGCAAGCATGTTATGAGTGCTTCTGGAAAAATTGTGAAATCTTTTAAGGACATAGATAAGGCAAATGCTTTTCTTAAAAAGAATTTTGATAAATTAAATAAAGAAGAAGCTGACCTTGATGAAGCTCGTCAACTAAAAGACCCCAAGAAAGAAACGATGGTTTCTAAGGGTGGTAAAGTTATAGTCATTGACAAGAAGGACCAAGATAAGTATCTGAAAAAAGGTTGGACCTTGGCTGAAGAATCTGACCTTGATGAAGGTAAGATGTCCCAGTTGCACCAGCATATCAAAGACAAGAAGAGTGCAGAAGAGATTGCGAAAATCATGGGCCTTGATGTAAAAACAATCAAGTCACTTATGAGCAGTCATCACCCAGAGGATGTAGAGGAAAGTGCTGCATCTGATGCTCGCCGTGCGATGGCGAAGGATAAAGACTTCTCTCGTAAAGATAGTGCTGATGATGATGACGATGCAAGTGATGATGATATCAAAGGTGCATCAAAGAATATCATGATGCAATTGAGAAAGGCGCAATCATTGAAAGGTCGCTTTGATGTTGAATTTGCAGATGGTAAGAAGGTTAAAGTTTCTGCACCCATATCTGTGGCGGTTCAACAGAAATACAATGCACAGAAGAGGCCCGCAGATAAAGAGAAATTCCAAGCACGAATTGGTAAATCTTATAAAGATATGTTGTCTGCACTAAAAGAAGAACTACAACCCAAAAAAGAATCAATCCTAGAACGGATGAATAGAAAAATCAAGGAGAATAAACATGGGTAAGAAATATTTTGATACAAAGGCCGAAACCCTTGAATCTTCGATTCTGGGTGTTTGGACAGAAGCAGCCAAGAAGGTTGCAGAAACCAACAAGAACAACAAATCTGATGACGGTGAGGGTCTGGACGCTGTTCAACCCAAAGCAGTCAAGAAGAAGTTTGATGACCGCAAGGACAAGGATATTGACAACGATGGTGACACTGATGATTCTGATAAGTATCTTCACAATCGCCGCAAGGCAGTATCTAAGGCAGTAAAGGACGAAGGTAACGAATTTGGAATGGCACTAAAGGCTGCCAAAGACAAGGGTGAAAAAACTTTCGTGGTTGCTGGTAAGACATACCCAGTAAAAGAAGGTTTCGCAGTACCAGAAGATATTCCCGCAATGGAAGTCGGCACAAATCGCTATCGTGACTATGCATTGGATGTCACCCCCGGCGAGACTGACCCTGAGTGGGCACAAGCCCGTGACTTCAAGGTTGCTTCAATGAAGGAAGCACTTGCAAAAATTTGGGGTTTGGATGAGAAAAAACTTGACAAAACTTCTAAAGAAGAGTATGATGAAGAAGATGAGGAGCTCAAACCCGTTAAAGGTTCAAAGACCATGACAGGTGGAAAAGTTGCTAAAGTAGATACAAAACCTAAGATTGACTGAAATGAAAAATTTGTTGGAGTTAATGGAAGCATCTAAGGACGATCTTCCAGAAATCTATTGTGATATGGATCAGGTTCTCGTTGACTTTATCGGTGGTGCTGAGGAGGTAATTGGTATGCCTTTTGCACAGGCTGAAAAGGATGACCGCTGGGAAGCGATTAAAAACACAAAGGATTTCTGGGCAAATCTTGATTGGATGCCAGGGGCAAAACGATTGTATTCGTTTATTGCTAAGTATGATCCTCACATTCTCTCCGCAGCATCAGGTCGTGATGTTAATGCTCGGCCGGGAAAGTTGAAGTGGTTAAGTAAGAATACCAGAATTAAACGTGGTAAAACTAATCTGGTAAAACGGGAAGATAAACAGAAATTCGCAATGACTGATGGGAAACCAAACGTATTGATTGATGATTATCTGAAAAATATTACCCAGTGGGAAGCAAAGGGTGGTATTGGTGTTTACCACACAGAAGTGGGTAAAACCATTGCTGAATTGAAACGTCTGGGTTTTAAATAGTATAAATAGAAATAATAATAGATTCTGGGACGAATAAAGCAGAGATACTTACATTTCTGCCTCCTACCTAGAAGAATAGAGGAGAATAAAATGAGCTTATGGGGATCAAGTACATCGGCGGAAAGCCGACCCAAGTTCCTACCACTGGATTCAAATGCTGCTGGATCAGGCGGAGCGAGAGAAAATGCCATTGCTGTTGCTGGTGGTTGGGGTTTATCTCCTGGCCTTGCAGCTTCGGGTAATGATAACAAAGATGCGCAACCTGAAGTTCTGGTCTGTATTAGTAACCTAGCAGAAGTTTTTGGTTCTGCTACACCAGTATCAATCGGATTTTCAGAAGGAGCAGTTGCTGACGCTGGAACATTTGACATTTCAATTACTTTCGATGAAGCAATTGATGTAACGTCAGCTGCTTGGGCTGCAAATCAGACTGTTACTAACAAAGCATATATTTTACTGTCTCGTTTGGGTTCAACTGATATGGTCGAAGATAGTACTGTTATGTGTTCTTACTACTCTGGATCGGGCACTAACAAAATCACGTTCAGAGGTACTTTGACTACTTCGACGGCTGGATTTCTTGCATTTAATGGTGCTGGTGTTGGTGATACCGCTGGTGAAGGAAGAAATGCAATTATTTTTGACGGTACTGCGAATCTCGCAGAAGAGGATGGCGGGTCGATTCTTGGACTGATGCTAGAATCAGGAACAAGAGATACACCCGGCGACAAGCTTGTTCAAGATACTGCTGCTAACGCTGGTGATGAAATACTCATGGAATCAGTAGACTTCACAATTGCGGGCGTAACAGGAACGGCTGACATTACTGACCTGACAATGACAGGCGGCGATGCTGATGTTAATATTTCTCTTGAGGGTGATACAGACGGTCATCAAGGTGGTAGACTTGTACAAGATACTGCTGCAAATGTAAATGATCCATTCGACATGGAAGACTATACCAGCGATATTGCCGTATACACACAGGCTGGATCATCCAGTGGTACTGCTTCTGTGTTAAATGGTGTAACTGTTACTGCTGCATAAGTGTTATAAATAACTATATATAATTGAAAAGTGAAAGGAAAATTATGATTGATATTGAAAAAATTAATGAACGCAAACTAGTTATTTCGAAAGATATCGAAGCGGTTCGGGGACGTATTGCCGAAGCGCAAAAGAAGATTGCTGAAGACCAAGCACTGTTGAACGCACTAATGGGTGCATTTCAACAGTGTGACGCCTTCATCAAAGAGTTAGATGATGATGAAGCAGTTGAAGATTCAACTGTTAGTGATGTAGAGAATAGTTCAGAAGAGGATTAATATCTACAGTAACATTCCCACAATTAAGTGGGTTAATATAAGGAGAAGCTAAAATGGCAGATAAGAAAATTACAGCTCTCACAGACCTTTCCACTGGAATTGCGTCTGGTGATCTACTACATGTGATTGATGATCCTACGGGAACACCAATCAATAAGAAAATTTCCGTTGCAAACTTTTTGAACCTTAATCCGGTTCCTCTTGCAACCAACACCGTAGAAACCATCATTGTTAATGGTGCAGCTACACTTACAAAGGGCATTCATCTTCTTGGTGGTGCAGATGTAGCTTGTGCAGTTACCTTGGCTGATGGTACAGTTACAGGTCAGCTTCACACGTTTATTGCTACAGAAGCAGTAACGAATCCACCTACAGTTACCCTGACCACGCCAGGTGGTGCAGGTAATATTGCCACGTTTGATGCAATTGGTGAAAGTGCAACTTGTCTCTGGACAGGTGCTGCTTGGTATTGGGTTGCTCATGCTACAAATGTTGTGGGTGATCTTGGTACAGGTCCAGCACTTACTTAATAGTGTAATACTTTGGTGTGGGGGGCTTGTCCCCCCCATCATTTTTACGAATGGGAGAATTTAATGGTTGAAGTTTTATCAGAGGTTAATTGGGGTAAGGTGGTAGAACCTGTTACCAAAGTTTTTACTAAGAAGAAAGAAGAACCTAAATTTCTTGAAGAACAAATTAGAGATCATTATCCCTGTGACGTAGAACCGAAGGAAGAAGAAAAATGAAAACATTTAAAAAATTCGCATTAGATGAAGCCACATTTCAGACAACTATTGCTTCTCTAAATCAAGATATCCCAACGGGCAATTATTCTGACCCCAGAGTTGTACGGGCGCTTAATTCTTTTGTTGGTACGGTAGCAAGAGCTACAATAGACGGAACAATGATCCCAGAGATGGTTGTTAGTAGATTGAGAAGTTCTCTAAGTAAAATTGGACTGACATTTGATGAAGTCCCTATGATGGAAGGTGAAAGTGGTTCTTACGATTTACCCTTGACCAGTTTTGGCGGTCGCTTCGGTAAAGGTTTGGACACTCCATATGATGAGTTTGAAGCAGATGACGGCATCTCTCATCAGGTAGAGGGTGGTTTAAGTCTGGTGCTGGGTTATGAAATGCAAGAGGATAATTCATGTAGGTTAACTGCTTCTATTAAATAGAATGTATGAAAATATAACTACTAACAATTTTGTAATGTATGCTATTAAACATTATAACAATCCACAGTGTGAAGGGGAAAAAGAGTTTCACGATGATATGAAGAGGTTTAAGTATATTAAACGTCTTTTTAAAAAGTATTCATTGGGGGGACAACTTAAAGAACGGTTGCTTCTCAATCATATCATCATTCTCAGGAACCTTTTTGGAACTGAGGCTTGTGTCACCCTTCTTCTCTTTAGGACACAAAAAGAATACCTTGGTGTCTTGAAGTCATTTCTAATTTTCCTAAATATGATTAGAGAAGATGAATTGTCAGATATTGAATCTGACAATTACGTTTTAGAAACATTAAGGGAAATCTAATGGGAAGAGCGATAGATTTATTTGTTACATACAGATTCATAAAACTACTTGTGACACCATTTGATAATATGCCAGCATTTAAGCTGGGTATTATTGATGCAGATGGTAATCGTATCATGGAGAAGACTGTTTCCCGTGGTATGCAACCCACCCAACTCATAGGTGATGAGATGCGATCTGCATACACAGTTCTCCACAAACTAGTATTCAACATCAAAAAGATTTTTGGCAAGGTGCCCGGACTTAGAACTAAGTTGGGAACCTATGCTGCTGCCCTATTCCTACTCAAAGATACATTCAAGGAATCTGTTGATGACCCTGATATGTTTGAGAAAGAGTTTATGAAGTATCTTAAAGAAGAAGGATATGAGATAGACAACACAATTTCTGAGGAAGTCATTGGATTTGGTGAGGTGCTACCTAAAGGGGAGTACACTCTAGTTAATGATATCCTAAATAGTGAAGAGGAAGAATTAACTGCTAAGAAGGGTGATAAGGTAGTTGCGTTTGATGACGAAGCTCCGTTAGATACGATTCTTGGTATTGACATATTTCCTATTATTCACGTTAAAACACAAGAAAAGATTTACGTTAGTTTGGAGGACATAAAATGAAACGCTGGATAGAAGTATCCCCCCATAGTGGGTTAGAAGAAGATGCCCCCGCTAATAACGCAAGTAGTGGTGCAGTAGACATGAACCCTGATGGTGGTAAGAAAAAGAAATTGCTTAACCGTTCCTTGATTGATGCTCGCACTAAGGCATATCGGGAACACAAAACACGTTTAGAAACACGCCGAGCCAAGCGGGAATCAAAGAAGAGTGCTTTCATTGAAAAGATTAAAGAGGATGCTGTTTCTGAAATTGCATATGGTTCTGGATATGATGTAGCAAAACCTGTTGCAGACATTCAGCCTGTAAATGCTGCAAAGTCTGCCACTGGATACGAACTGTATCACAAGGATTTCTCTGGAGCCATGCAACACGCATACAAGTTTGCAAAGACCAAAGGCGTGACAGTAGACCCATCTGAGATTGATAGCAAGGTTGCATCTGGTCCAAAGAAACCCAGTAGTGGCAAGACCAACAGTTATATCCTTGACACAAACAAGAAACAGAAAGTGCATATTCAAGTTGCTAATCTCGACAATAAGAGATATGAACTGAATATGTATATTGACTGATGATTAAAGTATATCTATTCCTGATCATCATGGGTGTGCTTAGTGCCGTAGGTTTCGGTGGGTATTTGTATTATAAGGATACCCAACAACGCATTGCTATTCTTACTGAGAACAATGCAAAGCTTGAAATTGCAATTCAGATTAGTGAAGATAGTATTACAACATTGCAAAACGATATTGCAAAAAACGCAGAACTAAGTAGAGAACTACAGAAGGAATTGCAGATTGCAGAGGGTTATGGTGATGAACTCCGTGCAACTTTGCAAAAACACAACCTAACACACTTGGCAAATAAGAAGCCGGGTTTGATAGAAAAGAGGATGCAAAATGCGACCAATCGTTTATGGGATGATCTTGCTGTCATCACTGATCCTACTGGGGGGGTGCAGTCTGATGCCGTCAAAGGTAGTGACGGTAACAAAGACAGTAAAGACGGAAGTTCCAATAGTAACAAGGCCAAAGCAAGTCCAGCTAAATGATGTAAAAATCTATGTAGTTGCAAAGGCTAACTACGCTGAATTTGTCAAGGAATATGCGAAGAAGAATGGTGCTGATTCTTATATCGCACTATCAGTAAAGGATTATGAAAATCTGGCGCTGAACTTTGCTGAACTGAGACGATATATAGAACAACAGAAACAGATCATTGTCTACTATGAAAATGCGGTAGCGCCAGAGAAGAAAGAAGATAAAAATGGGAAAGTTCAATAATAAAATTTCAGCTGAATTTCATCCACCCAAGAAGTGGATTCTGGAACGAGCCCTCTCTTATCAGAATGATGAGATTGATGCGGCTGCACTACAGGCAGTTGGTGTAAAATGTCCCGATAGTAAGATCACTTGCTCTAAGGGTTTTGTCACTGACTTAGCTAGTGTGCCTCGTGCAATCTGGTGGTTGATTTCCCCGTGGGACATCGCTCGTGCTGCAATCATTCATGACCTTCTCTACAAACGCATTCGCCAGTATCGTTTCAAAAACGAAGACCCTGATGATCCGAATGTAGAAGAAGTTCAACGTGCATACAAATCTGCAAAAAAGGCATCAGATAAGGTTTTCCTGATGGCAATGAAAGATGCTGCTCCATCTGTTCCGAAGTGGAAAATGCATGCCGCATATTATGCAGTTGTTCTATTTGGTCGTTGGTCAATCATTCCAAGAGAGGAAGACTAATGATGGCTGAAGATTGGGATGTGACCTATTGCAATATTTGTGGTCACGAATCTCATTGTGGAACGAAAAGGATGAAAGATTATAGACGTGAACCTTACAGCCATGGCATTGAAGGTCAAGTAGAAGTTTGTAAATCTTGTAGATGCGAAAAATGCACAACACCAGATTGGGGTTAACTTGAAAATTCTTATACCATTTTCGGGAGGAGTTAATTCGACCTATAATCTTTGTCGCTGGTTAACGGAAACCGATGCTGAGGTTGTTGTGAGATATGCAGTTGAGAAATGGAATGTGCCCGGATACAATGATAGGGACAATATGAAAGAAATAGAGTCTATTAGAGAAATTATTCTTTTAATTAAATCCACTATCCGAGACTTTGATTTACAATTTGTTGATTGGTCAATTGATTACGTCAATAATAGAGTCCCTGTTCTCAGTGGATTTACAAAAGGAACCTATGATATTGGCATGATTCTACCACGATACGAATCGTATGCCATCTGGCCATCTGAAACTGGAGCAGATGCAATTTCTATTGGAATATCGATGGAAAATACGGCAACGGATTGGGGATATCTTGAAAATTCTGAGATGCGGGGGCTGATTGAGTCTGCTGGTGTTGATATCTATCTAGGCGGTTCTCCTGATCTAACTCCCATACCAACGGGTAAAGACCTTGATCCTGATTTGTTTCACAAGACACTCACAGGTAGATTTGCACAATATGAAGCAATGCCAGAGGAGCTTCGTGTGCTTACTCATAAGTGTGACACATCCACATGTAATAAATTGTGGTGTATGCCTTGCGCCTACCAAAGAGGATATGAAACTTTTGTTGCAGATGGAAAAACAGGACGTGACTTTGATTTATATTGTGCTGAAAGGGGTAGTTATGGTCCATTCCGTTCACTAGCTAACAAAGACACTTACACATATCGAGGCGAGGCCTCGCCGACCTCTAGTAACAATCGGTGGAATTATTTAGCCGATGCTGCGGGCCTTCCATGGCCTTCAGTGGTCGTATAAATAAATAAAAAGGAAACAGTATGTGGTTTTTTTTAATAAGTAGTATTGCCTCTGCCGTTATTGGTAGTGCCGCAGATTCTTGGTTCTCTGACACCAAGATGGGTAAGTGGTTCTATCGTAAGGTTGATGATGTTGCATCATGGGCATCTAGGAAATTGGGATTGAAGGTTCTTGCTGATGAAACGAATTGGAAGACAAAATACCCAAATGTCAGTTTAAAGATTGACAGTCTAGAAGTCAGAATAAAACAATTAGAGGAGAAATAAATGTTTAGTTGGATTAAAAGTAGAGTAATGGAACGCACTTCATGGGATGGCGGCGCACTGATTGCTGTTGGTCTTGTGGTGTTGTTCCTCGGCCCATTTGCGAAGTATGCTGCACTTGCAGCAATTGCATGGGGTGTTCTTACCATGTTGAAATCTGAGAAGTAGATATTATGGGAGAGTTGGAAACAGAGGTTGAGCTTCTTAAAAAAGAAGTAGCAGATCAAACAAAAATACATGACCGTTTGGACATTGCGATTGAAAAATTGACCGATGTTTCCAACTCAATCCATCGTATGTTGTCTGTGCATGAAGAGAAGATTGCTCGCCAAGAAGAAACAACTACAGCTGCAGATAACAAATTAGAGATTCGTCGCATAGAACTAACCGCTAAGATAGACGAACTTCATTCCCGCATTACCACAAATACCAAAGAGATTATGGCTGCGGCACTAGTGCAACATACCCAGCAGAATAAAGAGATACAGAAGATTAAGGATGAACTGGCCACAAGGGTAGGCGTTCTGGAGAAATGGCGTCATGTCCTGATAGGAGCATCAATTGTCGCCGGATTTGTTTTGCATAAACTGCTGCAAATCACTTGACATTATACCATAGACCTGTTATTATGTATGAATGTCATATATTGATACCAAATACTTAAATATTATCAGTCCTTATCTTCAACAGTTCAAGAAGAAGGGCGATAATTTATGGAACTTCCGTTGTCCCTATTGTGGGGATTCCCAAAAATCACGAACTAAGACAAGAGGATTTGTCTTCCGTAAGAACAATGACCTGTTCTTCAAGTGTCATAACTGTGGCGTTGGTGCATCTTTGGGTAACCTAGTCAAGACAATAGACTCAAAAACCTACAAAGACTATATAATGGAACGATATAAAAAAGGTGTTGAGACTCGTAGTAGTCCTCAGCCGGAGTTCAAATTCAATGCACCAGTGTTTCGCAAAAAAGGTATTCTTGAAGGTCTTAAATCTATTAAAGACCTACCTAATGACCACCCAGCGAGACAGATTGTGGAAAGACGAAAACTCCCTCTGGAATCACTCTCCGATTTATATCTATGCGAATCATTTTATAAATTCACAAATACGATAATCAAAGGTAAATTTCCTTCCTTGGGTGGCGATCATCCAAGGTTGATTATTCCGTTTCGTGATGAACAAGGTGAAGTGTTTGCGTATCAGGGTAGAGCCTTTGGTGATGAACAACCTAAGTATATCACCATCAAGATTGATGCTGACCGTGACAAGATTTTTGGTCTGGACAAGATAGACAGGGGTAAACCTATTCTTGTTGTTGAAGGACCGTTAGATAGTCTGTTTCTGGATAACTGCATTGCAGTTGCCGGAGCAGACTTTAGTAATATTGAAGGTGGCCTCACAATCATCTACGACAATGAACCTAGAAATAAGGAGATCAACAAACAGATAGAGAAAACAATTGATCAGGGGAAGAGCGTATGCCTGTGGCCTGATACTATGGAGTATAAGGATATCAACGATATGGTTATCGGTGGATATACTAAAGAAGAAATACAAGAAATCATAACAAACAATACTCTCTCTGGACCAGCGGCAAAGTTGAGGTTCGCAGAATGGAGAAGAGTGTAGGAGCAAAAGATGAACACCGCAACCGCTGAAGTTGTATACCTCAAAACCACAGAAGAATACGTTGGAATTAAAATAGACAGAACAAAAGATCAATCTCTGTCAGAACAAGCTAAGAAGTTACTTACAGATTATTACCAGACAAAGGATGAAATATCACCACAACAGGCATATGCACGAGCAGCGGTTGCGTATTCATATGGTGACATGGAACTTGCCCAGAAGATTTATGATTATGTAAGTGATGGTTGGTTTATGTTTGCTTCCCCGGTCCTATCCAATGCTCCTATGCCGGGTGAGAAGACACGAGCTCTTCCTATCTCCTGTTTCCTCACATATGTTCCTGATACCCTTGAGGGTTTGATTGACCATTCTGCTGAGTTGCGTTGGTTGTCAGTCAAGGGTGGTGGTGTTGGTGGACATTGGAGTGATGTTCGTGCAGTGTCAGATAAAGCACCCGGTCCTATGCCATTTATCCATACAGTAGACGCTGACATGACCGCATATCGTCAGGGGAAGACCCGTAAGGGGTCATATGCTGCATACATGGACATCTCCCACCCTGATATTATTGAGTTCCTAAACATGCGTATACCCACAGGAGACGTGAATCGTAAGAACCTTAATTTGCATCATGCAGTGAATATTAGCGATGCGTTTATGCGAGCAGTAGAACGTGATGAGATGTGGGATTTGGTTGATCCAAATGAACAAGATGCCCGTGACAGTATGAAGGCTAGAAAATTATGGGAAACTGTGTTGGAGACACGTTATCGCACAGGTGAACCATATCTTAACTTCATTGATACAGCCAACCGTGCATTACCACAGACCATGAAAGATAAAGGATTAAAAATCAACGGGTCTAACCTGTGTCTTGTGGGTGATACAAAACTTGATTGTATTATAGACGGCGATCCCTGTTTTGGGGTTACACTTGAATATATTTGCAAACAGAGTTTTGCTGCTGATGTTAAAGTTCTGTCCTATAATGTGGAAACTGGTGAAACTTCCTATCAAAGAGTATTATCTGGTTCGTTGATGAATAATGATGCTGATTTGATTCGTATTGAGGATGAAGAAACTGGCAACTTTATTGAATGCACCCCCGACCACAGAGTATTCACAAAAAATCGTGGGTATGTAAAGGCTGAGGATTTGAACGAGGATGATGATCTTGTCTTTGGTTAGATAATAGTAGATGGATTTCTATAGATTTGTTTTATTATAAATATAAGTATAACAAGAAATCCATCTACTCATCTATCGGGGATTAATATGAAATACACAACATATCTATTAACATCTAAAACATCCGGCAAACAATATGTGGGATATAGTTCAAAGGGTGTATCAGCGAGATTGCACAAACACCATATTAATGCTAAACGAGGTCAGCAGACGCATTTATATAATGCGATACGATTATATGGTATAGATGATTTTTCATCAAAGATATTGTGGGAAGGTCGTTCTAAAAAGAAAGCAACTGATATGGAAAAGTTCTATATTAAAAATCTTGATACTTATGTGAATGGGTATAATCAAAGTCTTGGTGGTGATGGTGGATATTGTGTTCCCCCAGAGAAACGAGATGAGTTTTATAAAAATCATAGTAGGATGATGAAAGGAACGAATAATCCCAGATATATTAATGTTGATGACGAAACACTGCTTGAAGGCGCATATTCTTATTTTAAAGAACATGGTGTATTACCATTATATCACTGGTTTATATATAGTAAAACTCTTGGTTTTCCCACAAGTTATGCGCTGTGTAGATTTGAAGATTTGGGTGGTGGCAGAGTGGGATTTAAAAATTCTATGAAGAAAAAATATGGGTTGTGTGACGATGACTTTAAATATGTAAAAACTAAAGAACACAAACAAAAACTAGCAGAAGCAAGTAGGAGAAAATAATCATGGCCTTAAAAATAACGAAACTAACTCAGCGCCGGCCCGTATATGATATTACTGTAGAGAACAACCACAACTTTTATGCTAATGGTATTGTTGTGCATAACTGTAATGAGATTCACCTTCCTACTAATGAAGATCGCACTGCTGTGTGTTGTTTGTCATCTGTCAATCTGGAGAAATTTGATGAATGGAAGGATACTACAATGATTCGTGATCTTATTCGATTCCTAGATAACGTCCTTCAGTTCTTCATTGACAATGCGGGTGATGAAATCAGTCGTGCTCGTTTCTCTGCTACACAAGAACGTAGCCTTGGTTTGGGTGCAATGGGATGGCATTCTTATTTGCACAAGCATCGTATCCCCCTTGAGTCTCCATCTGCTGTGGTTAAAAACATTCAAATCTTTGAACATATTAAATCAGAAGCAGTTGCAGAGACAGAACAACTTTCAAAGGAACGTGGTGAATGTCCAGATATGAAGGGTACAAGAAGGCGCAATTCTCACCTATTGGCAATTGCACCTAATGCAAACAGTTCAATCATCTGTGGCACGTCGCCATCTATTGAGCCCAGTAAGGCAAATGCATATACGCACAGAACCCGTGCTGGTTCCCATTTGGTTAAAGATAAATATCTTGAAGAGGAATTGGAGAAGATAAATAAGAATGATGCAACAACTTGGAGTTCGATTATCACTAATGGTGGTTCTGTTCAACACCTAAGTTTTCTGTCATCAGAGGTAAAGGATATATTCAGGACTGCTATTGAAATTGACCAAAACGCAATCGTTTCTCAGGCTGCTGATCGGCAACAGTTTCTATGTCAGGGTCAGTCATTAAATGTGTTCTTTCCAGCAGGCGCATCGAAGGCAGACCTACATAAAGTACACTACAATGCTTGGAAGTTGGGTTGTAAGGGATTGTATTATCTTCGTACAGAAACCTCAGCCAAAGCAGAGAATGTGTCAACCAAAATAGTGCGTGATGCATTGAAAGATTACGAAACACAAACAATGACACAAGAGGAGTGTATAGCATGTTCGGGATAGCGCTAACAAAATCGGCAGTTGATTATCTAGATAGTGTTAGATCAGATGGAGACTATGTGTCCCTTGGAGTTAAGGGTGGTGGATGTTCTGGTTTGGAATATGTTTGGGCAATGGCATCAGAGCTTCCAGATGTAAATTGGTCAGAACCAATTGAAAATGTATTAGTACTTGACCCAATGGCAGAGATGTATGTCTTGGGGTCAGAAATAGATTATGTAACAGAGTTGGGGGGTTCGTTCCTCAAAATTAGCAATCCACAACAGAAAAGTAGTTGTGGTTGTGGATCATCGTTTGGAGTATAGTATGAATATAAGAGTGGTAACAAAGTCCGATTGTCCATTTTGCACGATGGCAAAGAGTTGGTTGAAGGAACATGCATTTGAGTATGAAGAGGATTTGATTGATAATGAAGAAGAACGTCTAGCGTTCTATCAGACAATCAATGGCGCTACCGAAGTGGTGGGTGCGATGAATACTCGTAGGGTTAATTCTGTTCCCCAAATCTTTATTGATGACAAGCGTATCGGGGGTTATGATGATCTAATGAAGATGGGTGATGACCTACTGAAGAAACGCAGCGGGGGTGGACTATTACAGTTCAGTGAAACCTATAAACCGTTTCACTATCCTTGGGCAGTAGAGATTACCACACGCCATGAAAAGGCACATTGGATTGAGGACGAACTTGATTTGTCTGAGGATGTGGCTGATTGGAAGTCTGGTAAGGTCACTGAGACTGAGAAGGAATATGTTACCAACATCCTACGCCTGTTCACACAGTCTGATGTTGCAGTGGGTCAGAACTATTATGACCAGTTTATTCCCAAGTTCAAGAATAATGAAATCCGTAACATGCTTGGTTCTTTTGCAGCCCGTGAAGGTATACACCAACGTGCATATGCTCTACTCAATGAGACACTTGGGTTGCCAGACAGTGAGTACCATGCATTCCTAGAGTACAAGGAAATGGTAAATAAGATTGAGTTCATGCAGGAGTCAGACAATACCACAATGAAGGGTCTAGGTCTTGCACTTGCAAAGTCTGTGTTCAATGAAGGTGTTGCACTGTTTGCGTCATTCGTTATGCTCCTCAACTTCCAGCGGTTCGGTAAGATGAAGGGTATGGGTAAGGTTGTTGAGTGGTCTATTCGTGACGAAGCATTATTGGTTGGCACGAAAGTAACAACTAAGGCCGGCGATAAAAATATTGAAAATATAACATTAGAAGATGAAGTGTTACAATTTGATATGAACACAAAAGATTTTTCATATACAAACCCAACAAAAACACAAAAAGTTATTCGTGATGAAATATATCATTTTGAGGGCGCCGGGTTTGACCAAAAAGTTTCACCAAATCATAGAATGATATATGAACAGGGTGGTGAAATAAAGGAATGTTTAGCAAAGGATTTTGAACCATCAGAAGACAAATATTTTATAATTGTTGAATAACTCTTTCGTCTTGAATACTCCATTATTATAAATAGTATTATAATATTAACTGGGGGTATGTTGATGGGGTATATATACAAAACATTAAATGTAACTAATAATAGGGTTTATATTGGTAAAAGTCATAAAAAAATATTTGATGAAAATTACTTTGGTTCTGGAATGTTGCTGCGTCAATCAATAAAAAAACACGGCAGTACTGATCATTTAATTGTTTCTATTATTGAATATTGTGATAATAGTGATATAGATGATAGAGAAATATATTGGATTGACAAATATAAATCTAAATTTGGTGATTTGATATACAATTTATCAGAAGGTGGTTCGGGCGGAAACACAAATAAATATAAATCACCAGAAGAAAGGAATAAAATATATAAACGCATATCAAAGAAAACTATTGGGAGAAAAGATTCGCCAGAAGTAAAATTGAAAAAATCAATATCAGCTAAAAAAAGAATAATAGATTTTCCTAACACATTACCGGACAATAAAGGAAGAATTCATGAGAGGAGTGGTTTAGAAAATATACGAAATGGGATAAAAAAAAGAATTGGTGAGATGACTATAACTGATGGTGTAAATGAAAAAAAGATTATGAATGAAATTGATATTCCTGATGGTTGGCAAAGAGGGAGAAGCAATGCGTTTAAAAATAAATCGAGGGGGAGAACAATGAGTGTTGAATCTTCATCTAAAAAATCAAAACATTTTACTGGAAAAATTAGAATCACAAATAAAGTGGAAAATAAATGGATTTGTGGGGGACAAGAAATTCCAGCTGGATATATAAGAGGAATAACAAAAAGGGGTGACATGATATGCAAATAAAAAGAATTAAATCAACCGATGTAAAAATAACACATACAAAACTTGACGAACCAACAGAATTTCATTGCTTATCTGTTCCGGGTAAATCATTTGTTGTTACGGATGAACATGGCAATAGGTCGGTTACTGGAAATAGTATGCATGTTGAGGGGAACGCTAAACTGTTCCGTCAATTTTGTGTTGAGCATCCCAAGGTAGTTGATGATGATTTCAAGGGAGACATTTATGTTATGGCTCGTGTTGCAGTCAAGTTAGAAGACAAATTCATTGACCTTGCCTATAAGATGGGTGAGATTGAAGGTCTAGATGCGTCTGAAGTAAAGTCATATATAAGGTATATAACAGACAGACGTTTATTGCAGTTGGGTTTAAAAACCAATTTTAAGGTAAAGGAAAATCCTCTGCCTTGGTTAGAGTGGGTACTGAATGGTGCAGACCACACTAACTTCTTTGAGGGAAGAGTTACAGAATATGAGGTGGCAGGATTATCAGGCAACTGGGAAGACGCATATGAGGCAATTGCGTGAAATTAATAGTATGTGAAGAATGTGAAGCAGAGTTTCGTATTAAACATGGGATGGATGAACACCATTATCAAATAACCTATTGTCCTTTCTGTGGTGAATCAACTTATGATCCAGAATTTGTTGATGAGATTGAGTGGAGCGAAGAGGATGAATAATGAGTGATTTTTATATTACTGGAACAAGGAGAGGCCTTGGTCAAGCACTTAGTGTATTCTATGACACAGTAGATACTCTAGAAGATTGTGATGTATTTATTAATTGCAAACATGATGGGTTTCAACAAGTTGATCTATTGTATAAGGCTGCTGAACTCAACAAACGTATAATTAATATAGGATCAAATTCTCCTGATCAGCGTGGAAATAGAATTAGAACTTATCCAACTGAGAAAGCAGCATTAGACTATGCTAATGATCAATTGTTTTATCAAGGAATAGATACAACGATTGTAAGGTTTGGTCGTTTTGATACTGCTAGGGTTGCTCATATTGACGCTCCAAAAATGACTGTATCATATTGTGTATCACTTATTGATTGGATTCTTAATCAACCATATAGAGTAAAAGACATTACGGTTACACCATGAACATGTGGAAATATTGGTGTAAGGCAATCGGGTATAAAGCATTTGATGAGGATGACAAAGCAGACAGGGTTGCGATAATCAGGACTGTTTGGGTTGTCTTACATACAGCAACATGCTTTGCAATTATTGCAAACGCTTGGAGACAGTGGTGACTTGGCACTACAACGGAAAACCATTCACAAGTGAAATGATTGAAGACAATCTTGGTTTTGTTTATATAGTAACTGACAAAAGAAATGGTAAAGACTATATTGGCAAAAAAGGTTTAGTGTCTAAAAGAAAATTACCCCCACTGAAGGGTAAGAAAAGAAAACGCATCAAGATAGTGGAGACTGATTGGAAAACTTACTGTGGTTCAAATGAAGAAGTAAAGTTGTTAGTAGAAGAACACGGATTAGAATTGTTTGATAGAAAAATTGTTCGGCTATGTAAATCAAAGGGCGAAATAAATTACTATGAAGCTAAACTTCAATTTGACACAGATTGTCTATTAAAACCAGATGAATTTTATAATGCATTTATAGGATGTAAAATAAGTCGCTCCCACCTAATAACTAAACCCTAAAACACCCGAATCACCTAAATAATCCTATATCGTATTTTATAGGAGTCAGCGATGGAAATATTTGCAATTATCGCTGAACTTGGTTTTACGGTTACTGCCGTTTTAGCTGGTGGTGCATTTATTATTATTCTCCTAAAATATATACTAGCATCGGTGGTAGATTCCGCTGCGACATTGAATATGTTGATTACGGCGTTAGATAACCGTGTCAAAACTATTAATAATGAAATTGTGAGACTAGACTCTTTGGTATGCCATGTATTGGGTGTAAAACCAGATGTCCGAAGGATGTCTGCTGCCGATGGCAAGGAGGATGCCAGAAAGGACTAGTTGAATGGAAGAGATTATTAAAGCAGTCCAAGAACAGGGCATTACTGTAGTTATGGCTGTTGGTATGGGTTATTTCATATTCTTTATTTGGAGATACGTCACCCAAGAAATTCTTCCCGCATTGGAAAAGGCAACCGGAACTACTATTGGACTTATTGATAGGGTACGGATGCTTGACAATGATATGATACGAATGGACCAAAAGATCAATACTATACTGGAACTTCGTGATATTGAGAAGGAGAAGAAGAATGATTAGGTTTATACCGATATTATTGTTTGTTCCTTCACTTGCGTTTGCTGGAGATTTGACGCACCAATGGAAGTCTCCTGCTTTTAGTGGGCAGGGATATAGCGCCCATGTTCTAACTATTGAGAATCAAGAGTTCTCTAGGAAACAAGCAATCAAAGAGAAACGAGAAGCAGAGAAACGTCAAGCAATACGAGATGCTGCAAATACGAACCTATCTAAATTTATGAAAAATGTAGAGTCAAGGATATATGCTCAACTTTCAAAACAATTAGTAGATAGTATGTTCGGAGAAGAATCTTCAACTTCCGGCACAGTTACTTTTGAGGGTACAACAATCAGTTACACCAAAAGTTCTGAAACCGTAGAATTAACGATTGTGGATGCAAATGGTAGTTCGACTATTATCACTGTTCCTGTTGGCGACTTTACTTTCTAGTTGTGCATCTATCCAACCGATAGATGCACCTGAAGTAACTTCATCGCCAATGGTAGATGAACTAAAAAATATCCCGGCACCAGTGCAAAAAGTGCCGATAGCAGTGTATAAATTTAATGACGTTACTGGTCAGAGAAAGTCTGGTAATAATCTTGCTTTGCTTAGTAGTGCGGTTACACAGGGCGGTGACATATGGTTACTGCAAGCATTAAAGAAGGCTGGGAATGGTGAGTGGTTTCAAGTTATTGAGAGGATGGAATTAGACAATCTTCTTAAAGAACGGCAGATTATACGAAACACAAGAAAGTCGCACGAAGGAGATAAAGCAGAAAAGATCAGGCCGCTACTATTTGCAGGAGTGTTACTAACAGGCGGTATAGTTGGTTATGATACTAATACGGAAACTGGTGGACTAGGTGTAAGATATTTGGGTATTGGTATATCTGATGAGTATCGTAAAGATATGGTTACAGTTGCTTTACGATTAATATCGGTACAGACAGGTGAGGTGTTACTAGCAGTCAGTTCTCAGAAGACAATTCTGAGTACTAAGTTATCTGCTACAGTGTTCAAGTTTTTGGATATGGGAACAAGCTTGCTGGAGACTGAAGCAGGTATAACAGACAATGAGTCTACTACCTATGCCGTGAGGAAAGCAATTGAACAATCGGTTATAGAAATTATTAAGGTGGGTGAGAAAAATAAACTTTGGGAATTTAAAAAGGAGAAAATCAAATGAGAACGAGCATACTTACTATTCTCGCTTACTTTGTTATGATGAATGTGGGTTATGCGAGTGACGTTTACATTACGCAGTCTGGTGCAAGTCTGACTGCAAACATCAATCAAGATGGACAAGACAACCAATTTGGTGACGGGACAACTGATGTTACCCTAACAGGTGACAACCAGACGTTGGACATTGACCAAGTTGGTAGTACAAATACTATTGCTGCATCTGTCGTTGGTGCAACACAAGAGTTAACAATCAACCAGACAGGTAGTAGTAATACGTCTACCGTATCGGTTGGTTCTAGTTCTTCATCTGATGACAACAGTATTATCCAGACAATCACTGGTAGCTCAAATACGACTACGGTGAATGTGGGTAATAGTGCTGCGTCTAGTGATGCCGATGTTGATCTTGTTGTTACAGGTGACAGTAATACAGTGACTATTAATGAAAATAGTACTGCAACAATGGCGAGTGGTGATAAGAAGGTGACAAACATTACAGCGATTGGTGGAAGTAATACTATTACATCTACACACACTGGTGCTGCTGACCAAGACACAACCCTGCATCATACGGGTTCATCTAGTACTTTTTCTATTACACAGGGTGGTGCATATGATGGAACAGTGGACATGACAACAGTGGGGTCAGGCCATGATGTTACGATTACTATGGACGATTAGTATTATTTTCTTTAGTACCAATGCTTATGGTGCTATTGGAAATGTGGTCAAAGGAAACGCTTCTGTAGAAAGGTCTGGTGAAAAGACTGATCTAAAGAAGGGTTCCGATATTGAGTTTAAGGACACTGTGAAAACTGGTAAAGGTGACATAGGTATCACGTTTGTTGATGATACTAATGTTGCAGTGAGTGCCCACAGTGCTTTGGTAATTGATGAATTTATATATGACCCTAATTCTAAAACAGGCTCTAAGTTGGTCATGAATATTGCACTTGGCACAGTGCGATATGCGAGTGGTAATATTGCTAAATTAAATCATCAGAACGTAGAAATTAGAACACCAACAGCAAGGATTGGTGTGTTGGGGACTGCATTCAGTATGACCGTGGATGAGGTTGGAAAATCTTTAATTATTCTACTACCCAACAAAGACGGGACCGTAGGTAAGATATCGGTAGAGACTGATGCGGGACAAGTTATTATGAACCAAGCATTCCAATCAACATTAGTTAGTACGGGGGAAAACAAACCATCTAAGCCTGTAATACTAGATTTGACATTAGACCAGATTAATAACATGTTGATTATTAAACCGCCCAAACAGAAATTGTTGGATTTATTAGAGGATTCTAAAGACAGTAAGAATTTACTTGATATTGATCTCTTAGAGTTTAATGATTTAGGTAAGAACGAATTAGAAGAAGACCTATTTGGGTTTAATGAATTAGACATTAACGATTTGGATGTTGACCTACTTGGAAATATCCTAGACCAGATTGCCGCTTCACTCGCACAATCAGAGATGATTGATGGTAGAACAAGTGGGTTTAATAAAGTCACACAGGTCAACACACTGGTAGATGGAAACAGCACACGCATCATACGAAGAGTAGGAAGTAACACAGTAGATTTAGACTTGATAAACGACTATGGTTATAGGATTAATATTACACAGGGAATGCCTGTGCCGGAGATAACAACAAAAGATGAAAACGCTTCTAATATCATTAATATTACTCAGTCTGACTAACTTTGCACTTGCTGGCAACAGTGTGTTCATTGAACAGATAGGTACGAGTACAGATTCTACGATAACTGTAGATATTGACGGTAATAACAATTCCGTAAATCTTACTATGGAAGGTACTAACAATGATTTGAATATTACACAAGGGGGAAACAACAATACAGTCAGTTGGATTTCTTATTGGGGTAGTGGTGAGACTTGGGGTGGTGATTTGGATGGTAACAGCAACACCATAAAAACTGAACAATACAACACCACCGGCACAGATACGAATAGGGTGGGTATGCATATTCAGAGCAATAGCAACACGGTTAGTGTTGGCCAAGGATGTACATATGATAGCCAATCAGACACAACTTGTTCTGGTACTATATCAGAATATGGTGGCCATACTGTGAATTTAGACTTACATTCAGGTAATAATAACATCAAGGTGGGTCAATCATCAGGTTCGGTTGATGCAGACCATTATGCACAGATTTACATGTATGGTGGGGAATATAATACTATGTTTGTCAAGCAGGATGGTAGTGGAAATAAGACCCTAAATATAACAGTGAGGACAGATGGTGGGACACAATCTGTTATTCAAAAAGATAGCGGGGCCCATAGTGCAACAATAGATTTGACAGGTAGTTATCACACAGATTTGAATTTGATTCAGCAAGGTAGTACAAACCAATCATATTCATTGACACAGAATTGTCTGACAAGTGGTGGATGTAGTGTGGGAATTACGCAAGGAAATTAGTTATGAAAAAGTGGATTATATCATTATTCGTCATTTTAGTATTGTGTGGATTGCGTTTTGCAGACCCGTGGTTCCTAGACATGGTTCGCCTCAAGGCAATGGATCAACATCAGCGCAATCAAGAAACACTGATAATTGATAATGTTGTTACTGTAGAAATTAACAATCAGACAATCAGAGAACGTGGGCAGTGGCCTTGGGATAGGGAAACACTTGGTAACGAGATTATCAAACTCTATCAAGCAGGAGCGTCATTAGTCGTTGTTCCTATTCTATTCGCAGACCCAGACCGTGGGGGTAAGGATACATTCTTTGCTAACGTGCTCAAACAAACACCAACTGTTATAGGGCAGATACCTAGCACAGACAATAGTAATTCTGGTGTAGTGCGTGGTGTTGCAACGGTTGGCCATCCTTGGAAAAATTGGGTATATAGATACCCCGGTGTGGTTGGTCCTATTCCAGAACTTGCAAAGAGTGCCAATGCTGTTGGTATGATGGTTATTGCACCAGAGGCTGATGGTGTAGTTAGACGTATGCCTTTGGTGATTGCAGTGAATGATAAAATATATCCATCTATCAGTATGGAAATCCTACGCATGGCATCAGGAGACATATCGTTCCAGATGAAGACGGGTATCGCTGGTGTAGAAAAACTACGCATCCCCAAATATAAAATGATTGACACAGATGCCAATGGTAACATATGGTTGGATTTTCAGTGGAGAACAAAAACTCACCCCCTACATGAGAAATTACCAGACCTCAAAGGTAAAATCGTTATACTCAGTATGACTGCTTCTGGTCTTGGAAGCCCTGTTGCAACCCCTGTGGGGGTCATACAGTCCCATGACCTTATTGGTGCATCACTTGCTACCATGATGACAGGTCGCAATATAACCAGACCATTTTGGACTGATCTTGCAGAATTAGCAATCAGCGGTGTTGGTGCATTAATCCTAGCACTAACAGTTCTCACATTGGCGTGGTATTTTGGTGCAGTATTACTGCCATTGTTCCTTGTCGGTTCATTCTATGGTTCATCTTACCTATTCACGGAATACAGTTATCTGGTGGATTGGTCCTATCCCGTCCTTACTATGTTTGTAGTTTGGGCCATTGCTGCGTTTCTGCGGTTCATGGAAGAATATAAACAGAAAATGGAAATCAAGAAACAGTTCGCTGGATATGCCAGCCCAACTGTGGTTCGGTTACTACAAGAAAATCCATCACTGATCAAAGACGGTATGAAGAAGGAGATTAGTATTTGCTTCTCTGATCTTCGTGGGTTCACACCATTAGGCGAGAGTTTTGGTGATGATGTCAAGGGTCTTACTGAAATCATGAATGGATATATGGATGCAATCACACAACCTATTTTAGATTCAAACGGCATGGTAATCAAATATATCGGTGATGCAAGTATGCACATTCATAACGCACCCATAGATGACCCAGACCACCCAAAGAGCGCAGTTAAAACTGGGCTACTGATGCTAGATGCAGTAGTGAAGTTTAATGACAAGATCGTTGCTGAAGGCAAACCACCTATAGGAATGGGTGCGGGTATCAACACAGGGTTGGGATATCTTGGAGAGATGGGTTCTACCATGCGACACAGTTATGATGTCCTTGGTGATGCAGTCTCTACCGCTGCTCGTATTGAGAGCAAGTGCAAAGAGTATGGGTGTCTGTTGTTGGTTGGTGAAGCCACATATGACTTAACCAAGGATGACTTCTTCTACTTGAAGGTTGATGAGCTTGCAGTGAAGGGTAAGACTGTTGGTATTCGAATATATACCGTTCTCAGTGAAATGGGATGGATGATGGAGAATACCAATTGGGGTATAGCAGAGAGCCAACATGAGAAGATGCACGAATATTATCGTAATCAACATTTTGACCATGCTATTAGATTATGTAATGATTTGATGAATGAATTCGACGGTAGAATGAAAAACTATTATACTATGTGGATTGAACGCTGTGAGTTTATGAAGACACAACCACTTGAAGAGGATTGGGATGGAATCTTCTGGGCTCAATCAAAATAAGAAGCTTTTGTCGCAACCACAAAATACTAAATACATGTATGAAACATACATATCTATACATCAAAACACATTCTTCAGGATTAAAGTATTTGGGTAAAACCGTACAAAATCCATACACATATATGGGCTCCGGCACGCATTGGATTCGCCATTTAGATAAACATGGTATAGAACATACTACGGAAATACTATTTGAGACTAACGATAAGTTATTATTTAAGGAAACCGCACTCTACTATAGCCACTTATATAATATAGCAGAATCCAACGAATGGGCTAATATAGTACATGAACAGGGTGATGGCGGAGACACACCCCACAGTCCAGCGTACCAAGCACACATAGCAAGCAAAAACTTTTTGTATGGCGAAAAAAATGGATTTCATGGTATGAAACACACAGATGAAACTAAACGCAAAATAAGTGAAGCAAACAGGGGTAGGGGCTTGGGCATTCCTAAGAATCACGGAGATAAACTAAAATCAGTATGGGCAGAAAAGGGTCATCCCCGTAAAGGTAAAGAGCCTTGGAACAAAGGTAAAAAAGGATCGCAATCCAGAACTCAAAATATGATGGAAAGTTATAGTATAAAAGTCATTTTTGAAGGTGTAGAATATCCGTCACTCAATGCCGCTAGTAGAGCAACAGGGTTAAGTGCCTATAAGATTAAGATAGCCACCACAAAGTAGGAGAGAACTATGAGTAGGAATTATTTTTCATCGAAGACAGGTCATAAGGCATCAGATATATATTTAAAAAATCAACCCCTTTGGTATGATAGCGATATGTTGAAACATGGGATTGTTTGGTTCATCATTGGAACAATCGTCGGAGTACTCGTATCGTATATTTAATTATTTTAAAAAATATCAAAAAAAGACTTGACAATCCCTTTACAATGTGTTATATTATACTTGTAGATTGGTTCTAAGGAAAGATATAAATATGATTATGGATGTATACCTCCACACATTCCTTGCAATGGGTGCTATTGGTGCCGCATATTATGCAGGAGGTTATTTCTCAAAGACAAATATTAAGAATATCATCGGCTCTATGCTTGAAACCCTAGAGAAAGAGGGTTTTATTGCAACATCAATGGATAAGGATGGCGACAAAGAGTTGATTCCTATTTCAGAATTAATTGCATATGCGCTTAAAGATTCTGAAAAAAACACTTGACAAACCCTAAAAAATAGTTTATAGTTATATAATGAACAGTATGCATTTATTGCCTGTGTATTATTCGACTACGAATACACGCAAGCGCAAACAGAAAAAGAAGTCGGCCTCTGTCCTAGAGGCAGAGCGTCAACACGACAAGTTTCTCAAGAAGATGGGTATAGGCACTCGTAGCTCAGTTGGATTAGAGCAACGGCCTTCTAAGCCGTGGGTCGCAGGTTCGAGTCCTGTCGAGTGCGCCAAATCACAGACCTGTAGTTCAGTCTGGTTAGAACGGAGCGCTCATAACGCTTATGTCGCAGGTTCGAATCCTGCCGGGTCTACCAATAATGTTCTGTATGATTCTTCTATGGCAAAGAAACCAGAGAAGATTTATACTGGTATTGAGATTATAGGTATTGCACAGATGCATAAATCCAATGCAGTGCCAGTTCGGGGTAAGAAACAGGCAGAAGAGATTGCAAAGATGAGGCGAGGATGACCGAAGATCGCATTAAAGAACTTGAAATAGAGAATGAAAAACTCAAGAACATTCTCCGTAAAGTATTTCCAGAAAAGTCGGGACACTTCTTCATTTGTGGAGAAGCTGGTGAGAAGGATAGTTCTGGATTGCCAGATAAGATTTTTGTTTGTCCCACATACGGGCTTGATGGTTTTCAAGTATATAAAAAGGATGGCGACTATCGTGCGCCAGGATGGTAAGAGAAATGAATAATAAAGATTATGTTGTTGTTACTACTATTTCATCGCACCGTATGCGTTATGTAATGCATCGTGATGATCTCCAGAAACTAAATCCATTAGACCGAGTTAATGCTATTGAGTGGGCTAACGATACAGTTAATGCTGATGAATGTAAAGAGTTCTCCCAAGAGCATATGGGGGAATATATCGTGGATACTGTTGAGATGAGCGAAGATGATATGCTTGAACTTTTTGATAAGGACAATGATTATCTTAGTGAATGGACAAAGGATCAAAAACTTGAGTTGGTGAGGAAAAGTATTGCTTCAGAAGATGGGGTTGAATAACAATGGTTGATGATTCTTATGATCTCAGTGATGAGATGAAAGATTTGACTAATAATCAGAAACTTGCTGTAGTGCAGTGGGCAATGAAGCATATTGTTGAACATGCCAGAGATGGTGGATCATATCGTCATCTTGTCTATGGGCGGCTGGGATTTGGACCTGAAGCATATGCCGCCCTTTGCAATGACGGGCTCACTATTTCAAATGAATTTGATCTTGAACTGAAAGATTTGATTCTAAACGCACTCAAAGAAGATGATTCAATCAAGATCAAGAGAGTATTAGGATTATGCGACGAATTTGATTGTTTCGAATATGTTTCATGTGGCTGGCAAGCCATTGATCGTTATAGGGTCACTTGTTCTGAACATTATAATGAAAAATAAAAGAGAAAGAAACAAATGACAATTAGTTACAGCACTAACTGGATGGGCCCCATCGCTCTCAGCTGGTATAGGGAACGTGATTTATTGATGCCCCCTGTAACACGCTGGAGTGATTTTCTCAAAGAAGAAGTTACCACTGAAGAAATCAAGCATAACTACATGGCCGGCCGTATTGACGTTCATGGAACTGAATTACCATATGGTGATGAGATTGGATTGCCCTTAATGTCCGCCGCAGATTGGAATAGATTTTCAGTGTGGTTGGATGATTATGAAACTAAAACGATGGAAACCCTTGACAAAATCCTAGAATCATATTATAATGATGGCAACAGTGAAATTGAATGGTGGAAAGATAATGTTAGCATCTGAATACAAGAAAGAAGTCAACCGTCTTGAGGCTGAGTTGAAAGTTATGTCGGACTATGCAGACAAACTAGCAGATGGGTTACCAGAGGGTATGTTGCCTAAAGATATTGAGATTCTGAGGGCAACAAACGCCGAACTGATGCAGTTTTATGAGAGCGTGAAGAAGGCTTCTGATTATTGCGTTACACGATCAGAGTTAGAAAACTCTATTGACATAGCCATTGCGGAGTACGAGAAATGACTTGGCAACCGATTGATACTGCGCCGAAGGATGGGACTGAGATATTGACAATAAACATAAGGCATGAGGCGTTCCCCTGTGAAGTTGTTTGGTGGGAGTCTGGAGGATGGACGGAGGGGACACAATCTATCAAATCCACACACTGGATGCCATTACCGGCCCCCCCGACATGAGTACAGTGAAGGATGAACTTAAAGATGCCGGTGGTAAAGTAGATCGTTGGGAATAATAATGAAAAAGGTGCTTGACAAACTCTGTTTAATGGTGTATACTAACGTATAAACTAAGAAGATATGGGAGAAATTGAAAAATGAGTAATTATAATCCAGATAATTGGGTTGTTGTTAAAATGAGTGGAGATGATCCCCATTACCGAGTCCTTGCAGGATGGAGTGGTGGATATCTTGATGGCGATAGTTGGCGTATGAACTCTGGTATTACAAGTGTTGAAGATGCTGGTGACCAGTATAACTTTTATGGGTCGTCTGGTAGTTGTTATAGTTGTGATAAAGAAAGTTATACACTTCGTATGAACAATGCTGGTGCCTGGGCTAAACTACAAGAATTACACGGTGATAAGGTTGAGCTTATGGATGAAGACACTAATTGGATGAATACTGACTGGATTATTAAGTAATTTTATGATGAATGCTGAGATTTTCGATGAAACCTTTAAGCTTGCACAAGCAGTAGAACCTGTTCGTGGTGCAAGGATTGCAGCTGTAGTGGTTCGCAGGGGTAAGGTTATATCCTATGGATTTAATCATAAGAAGTCGCATCCCTTTCAGGCTAAGTTCTGTAAGAACAACCATGCGGTATTCTTTCATGCAGAGGTCCATGCAATCAAGAACGCACTAACATCTGTTGATGTGGATGACCTATCTAAGTGCGAACTATATATTGTAAGGGCAAAGAGGAACAAGACTAACAGAAAATGGATTACTGGTTTGTCAAAGCCATGTAGTGGATGCCAAAGGTGCATTGACTTATTTGACCTAAAGAGTGTATACTATTCACAAGAAGGAGAATCGGTGTGAGAATCGAAGTGCGTAATAATAATGTTGATAAGGCGATGAGAATTCTAAAGAAGAAGCTCACCGAAGATGGGTTCTTTAATGAACTACGAGAACGAGAATCCTATATGAGTCGGGGTGAGAAACGCCGACATGAACGTGCTTCTGCTAAACGTAGGCAGAAGCGTAACCTTGAAAAACGAATGGAAGAACAGGGATACTAATCCAATGGCACGAAAGAAAATCACTGTTACCACAGACAATAGTGAGTGGAAAGCACCTAAGAAACGCAAATCCCGCAAACCTATGACTGAGGAACAAAAGGAAGCAGCATCAGAACGTCTTGTAAAGGCACGGGCAGCAAAATTAGAAAAAAACCCTGATTATGGTCAGACTAACATTCATGAAAGTCTTCGGAAGCTTCCTGACGATCACCAATTAAGTCCTGCTAAAGTTAAACATTGGATTAAAGTTCAACAGGACTATGCAAAGTCTGAACGTGCTGCTGTTCGACAGAATGTAAAAGGTTCAATAGCAAAACTTTCTGACCATGAAGCGTATGTTCGTAATATGCAGGCATATCTTCGCACAGGAACATGGGTTGACATGTTCTATGGTGAACAACAACAGGGTAAGATTCGCAACAGGTGTGTTGCGCTTGCTTACTACTGGTATGGCCCACGCAAGGGTCAACCAAAAAGAGACGTAGGAACATTGTATCCTGATTTGGGATTGGTGTGGACACAAGAAATGCATGAAGAGGCTACTGGATATGAGCGACCAAAAGACGATACCGCCGGACAACGTAGTAAAGGGCCCGTGGTCCGAAAAGGGCGGAAGAAAAGTAAAGCTTCCTGATAAGGATATTATCCTACATCATGAAAATCTTCAATTTGCTGAAGAGCTTACTCAAAGTTTGATGGTACAAATGATTCATACTATGAGTGAGAATGGTATTGCTGTTGGTGAGAAAGATTTCATTCGTGATATGGCAATGATCATTGAACTGGTTATGGGTTCCCTTTATAGAGATATGGAAATGGTCCATCCAACACATAAGTTTATGGAACAGTTTGTTGATATTATGGAATCTGGCGACACGTTTGAAACAGAAGTTGACTTTAATACTATTGTTGAACTTGCAAATTTGATAGAGGAAGATGATGAAGATGACCCAGAAGTTTCATGAACCATTTAGCCCAACAATCCTAGAGACAACAGTTTCAGACAGGTTTGTTGATATTGTTAACGCTGTAGCTGATGATGTTCTCTCTAGTGATGAAAAGAGTAAGAAGTGGGATTGGTCACACAAGCTCGTTGGCAAAGTGAATAAGGAAATTCTAATTCCTGTCACTGATCCAGATGATAAAAAGTTTTTGTTTGAAACTGTGAAACAGGGCTGCCTTGATTATCTAAATTACCATATTGATAAAAAAAGAAACAATCCTTGGACTCGAATGGGTAATGATAGAATCCCCACATTGAATAGTATTCACCTAACTCATAGTTGGGTAGTTAGTCAATATGCTGGTGACTTCAATCCATTGCACCACCATAACGGAGACTTCTCTGGTGGCATCTATCTCAAGGTGCCAGAGGGAATGAATGATGAGTGGGAAAAGGATTTCCAAGACCACTATCCTGCAAAGGGATTGATTGAATATTCATTTGGTGAACAACAATCATTTAGATGTGACAATTTAAAATTCAAACCAGAAGTGGGAAAGTTTCTAGTGTTCCCCTCTTGGTTAAAGCATCTTGTGTATCCATATTCGGTAGAAGGTGAACGGCGTATGATGAGCTTCAATGCAACTGTTATAAATAAGTAGAACGAAAGAATAATTATGGCTATTTTAGTTGATATGAACCAAATTTCAGTTGCATCCGTAATGATGCATCTGCACATGACAAAACAGACCGCACCTGATGAGGATATGGTTCGCCATATGATCCTCAATTCCCTACGCATGTATCGCATGAAATTTTGCGATGAGTATGGTGAGTTGGTGCTGTGTTATGACTCCAAGCACTATTGGCGGCGAGACTATTACCCTGAGTATAAGCACAATCGCAAGAAGGGGAGACAATCTTCCTCTAACGATTGGGATGCCATCTTTAAGGTGTTGATCGCAATCAAATCAGAAATTAAAGAGTTCTTCCCATACAAATTTCTAGAGGTTTATGGCGCAGAGGCAGATGATATCATTGCTGCTCTTGCTGGTGAGTTAGAGTTTGACAACGGTAAGACGTTGATTTTGTCTGGTGACAAGGATTTCATTCAGTTGCAGAAGTTCCGTAACGTGACACAGTACAGCCCGATCACCAAGAAATTTGTGAACGGTATTGACCCAGATGTATATTTGAGTGAGCATGTCCTAAAAGGTGACAGCAGCGACGGTGTTCCTAATGTGTTATCGCCGGATAATACCTTTGTAGATGGCATCCGACAGAAACCCCTAGGTAAGAAGAAGATTGCTGCGATGATCGATGGGGATTTTCCAAATGATGAAGTTAAACGTAATTACCAAAGGAACAAGAAGTTGATTGATTTGAAAGAATCACCACCAGAGTTATTTACTGAGATATTGAAAGAGTACCAAGAGGCACCAGAAGGTGACCGAAGCAAATTACTAAATTATTTTACACAAAAGAGGTTACGCAACCTCGTTGAATCGATAGGAGAGTTTTGATGGCAATCGACACATATACACGCAGTTTTGCAGAGATTTTGACGCAAGTTTCTAAGACCAAAAGCAAGAAGGAAAAGGTTACTTTTCTGAGGCAGTACCAGACCGATGCACTTCGCATGATCTGCAAGTCATCCTTTGACCCCAAGATTGAATGGGAACTTCCAGAGGGTGATGTACCATACAGGGTGAACGATGCACCAGAGGGGACAGAACATACCCTGCTGCAGCAAGAGGTCCGTCGGCTATATCATTTCATCAAGGGTGGTAATCCTGCTCTAAATCAGAACAAACGTGAAATGATGTTTGTCCAGATGCTTGAGGGTCTTCATGCAGATGAGGCAGAACTATTAATCGCTGCAAAGGATAAGACCCTGCACCGTAAGTACAAGGGGCTATCTGATAACGTGGTCAAGGAAGCATTTGATTGGGATGACGATTACAGACGAATCGAACATGCCGTCTATCCTCAGTCTAAAGGACTAGCTGCAGGGTAACTTTTTTGAGTTTCCTTTAAAATCAATGACTTAGCATGTACGATTTTTCTTGACAAACCCTTCTGGGTATGGTATGATTAGGTATAATCGAGAGATAAGGTTTTCATGAATTACATTAATGTCATAGGTTCCACGAAGAAGAAACGGGCTCTCGCTGAGAGCGCAGTTACCTTCTGCATCAGTGAATTGATGCCTTGTATGCGAACCCTTGAGATTGAGCTCAACCTCACAGTTCTTGATAATAAAGATAATGCGGGTGAGTGTTACGAAGGTGAAAACAATCGTGACTTCTACATTGACATTGATAAGAACCTTGATGGCGAATATCTTGTTGAGACTGTGTGCCATGAGATGGTCCATGTCTGGCAGGGTGCCACACGCAAGATGAAAGACCTTGATGGATTTCGTAAGATGTACATGGGTAAGGTCTATGATGACACGACTGCCTACGATGATGAACCTTGGGAGATTGAGGCATACGGTATGCAGGGTGAACTATTGGAAAACTTTAAAGAGGAATATGTGATATGAGTAAGATGAAAAACTGGATGATGGACATTGAAGAGTTCTGCAACGGATATGATTATGGTGAGGGGGTTTCTGACTTCATTGTCGATGAGATTATTGAGGATGCTGTTATGTACTTTAAGTCTAATGAGGCAGGAAACTATGCCCGCCAGTATATCACTACACAGATGGGTGAAATGTGAACGGCCTTGAAGCAGTAATCCTTGGAATTATGATTGCTGTACCACAACCAAGTGCCCCGACAATTGAACCCAACAGGTCTGCTGAGTGTCTTGCACTCAACATGTATCATGAGGCAAGGGGTCAGGGTATAGCAGGAGAGCTTGCGGTTACTGCTGTTGTATTGAACAGGGTTAATGACAATAGGTTCCCCAATACCATCTGTGAGGTGGTAGAACAGGGGCCTACACGAGCATCATGGCAAAACCCCAAAGTGAGATACCCTATAAAAAATAGGTGCCAATTCAGCTGGTTCTGTGACGGTAAGAGTGATACACCCCGTAATAAGAAGATATATAATAGGATGTATGGTCTTGCAGGAGCAATTCTGGGTAATGAGATTTCCTTCCTAGATATCACTGGTGGTGCAACGCATTACCATGCAGACTATGTGTCACCCGCATGGGCAAAGACTAAAACGAAGACTGTAGAGATACAGGATCATATTTTTTATCGTTGGGAAAAATGAGTCACTTTAGGTTTATTGAAAAGAACATTGACGTAAGTGCTATCCTCGCTGATATTAAGAGTGAGGATTGGGCCGTAGCAGGATCACTACATGGTGCTGCTGGAGATACGAAACCGTATGGATTTCTACCCCTCACTATGGCAGCAGTGAAGAACGCTGACGATGACCCTAAGAAGACTGAACTACAACAGAACACTCCGATGTACTACCGTTATCCTGCCATCAGGAAATGGTTGAAGTCTTATCGACTACACCGACATTCAAGAGCAGCATTCTTTAGACTGCGCCCCGGCGAGACACTAGGTAGGCACATTGATGAAGGTGACTATTACCTAACGAGAGATAGGTATCATCTATCGTTGCAGGGAACATATCTGTACACGGTTGAAGACGAATCACATCAGATCGAACCCGGCACATTTTTCTGGTTTGACAACAAACGTCCACATATGTCATATAACAATGGTGATGTTGATAGGCTGACATTTGTGTGGGACGTTCCCAAGGGTAGGAGAAATCCATGATTGAAGTTTTTGATAATATTCTCGGCACTGATAATTATCATCACCAAATATCTCATATGAAATGGTCATATGAGTATCAGCCAGTAACACCACCACTGGTTAACAAACACTGGTATTCTGACGGAAAACCTTTCATCGATGACCTGTTCAAAGATTTGGTAGGTTCAATCCAATTAGACGGAATTGATTCGGTAAAATCATCTTACCTTCTTGGTCATACTCATGGATTGGAACAATAGGCGCATTATGATTCCTGTGACTTTACCATGATATATTATCCAAAACTGAATTGGCAATCTGATTGGGGTGGTGGGACATTGGTTGGTGACACTCTGGTTTCATATGTTGGTAATAGGTTAATGATTTTCAGCTGTGACCAGATACATCAAGGACAACCAATTTCAAAGTATTGTCAGGAATTGAGGCCCATCGTCGTATTTCAATGTAATGCTAAGAATGCAATGGTAGAGAGGTTATCATGGCAGAAATAATATCCCTAACAGAACTGATTGAATCTCGGCTCAAGAAACAGCAAGAGATAGAATATTATCAACAGACATTAAAGAGATTGACACGGAAGATTGGTGAGTTGAATACGGAAGTTAGTATCACCACAATAATTATTGATATGATTGAGTCCGAAAGGGTCTTGACAATTGATGAAAAACAAGGTAAGATGTTACTATTGGATGATACAAGGAAAGAAGAATGAACGCTGTTATGGATACGATTGAAGAAATGAAATATGGTATTGGTAAATTCGAAGAGACTGAACTTGTCAAAGTGCCGGGGTATGATGACATAGAAGATGTCAGAGAATATGTAACAGGCCCAATTGGGAAAAGAGGTGAAAGATTAGAAAAATGGTTGTTGCCTAAAAGAGATGGAGTATATGTGATTGCATATACTTTAAATAAAAATGGTTCGGTTGTTCGTATTTTTGGTAATAAGTATGTAGAAAACCGCCCAAAGGGTGATAATGTATCGGAATCTATTTACTTTAATAGCATTACTCTTAATGCGCCCTCTAAAGGAGTTTGGAACAAAAAACAATGAACATATTCTATCTAGACCGTGACCCTGTTATTGCAGCACAGATGAGTTGTGACCGCCATGTTATAAAGATGATATTGGAGAGCGCACAGATGCTCTCCACTGCCCATCGTGTCCTTGACGGGGATGAGTATGCTGATCGTAGGGGTCTGTATAAACTGGCTCATAAGAATCATCCAAGCACTATCTGGGTTCGTTCCAGTTTGGAAAATTACACATGGTTGTACGACCACATGGTTGCTCTTATGGTAGAGTACACTTATCGGTATGGCAAACACCATGCTACAGAACGGTTGCTTGCACCATTGTTTAAGTCTCCCAAGAATATGGATTTTGAAACATTCTTTAGTGACCCACCTCAGTGTATGCCCGAAGAGTGTAAGGGTGATGATGCAGTGCTTGCTTATCAAAAGTACTATATAGTAGAGAAGTCAGGTTTTGCAAAGTGGAAAAACAGAACCGTACCGGAGTGGTTTAATGCAAAGAGAGGGTTACTGGGATTACATGGGGCGACGAATGCGTGAGGACAAAATAATTACACCTCGCCCCGGCACACGACCCGAATTGACCAGTATCGAACGAGATTTATATCAACGAATAGAAGAACTAGAACGCTGGCGGATGACCTTCATCGTTCCCTTCGAACAGGGTGAATGCCCAGTAGAGAAAATTGACAGTAACCTTGATCAATTGGAGATGGAAATATAATGCCAACATATACATTTTATGATAGCAAGACAAAAAAAGAATGGGATGATATGATGCCTAATTCTGAACGTGAAGAGTATCTAAAGGATAATCCACATATCAGTCAAATCCCCGGTGGGTTTGCTTTTGTCGGTGATCATATCATGGGCATTGGACCAAAACAGGATAATGGTATGACAGAGAACCTTCAACGGATTGCTGAGGCACATCCCGGTACACCTCTTGCAGACCGTTATGGTGGTGAGACTACCAAACAACAGAAAACTCGAGCAGTATTGAAAAAGCATGGTGTTGTTTAGTATAAATAGTATTGATGCGGGCGAGAAATCAAACTTCAGCACTGCTGCACAGCGGCAACGGAAGCTGGGAAGTCACTCCGCCTATGCATCAGAGAGGGGGTTCCAGCTGGACTCCCTCTCCCCCAATTTTTAAGGATATATAATGGTAAACACTAAGAAGAAGAACAAAGAGATCAATCACATCAATTTAGTAGCAGTTAAACCCATCACTGATAATCAGAAGGTGGTGTTTGAGTCGTTCAGTAAGGATAAGAACCAATTCTTATTTGGTGCTGCGGGTACAGGTAAGACGTTTTGTGCATTGTTCCTTGCATTGCAAGCAGTCATGGATTTGAAGACCAAGTACGAGAAAGTAATTCTGGTTCGATCCCTTATTCCTACACGAGAGATTGGTTTCCTGCCGGGTGATGAGGAAGACAAGGCTGCACTCTATCAGGTGCCGTATCAGAACATGGTACAGTTTATGTTTGAGCAACCTAACGAACAGTCATTCAATAATCTATATGACCGCCTCAAGGGGCAGGGCACTCTCTACTTTCTATCAACCTCTTTTCTACGGGGGTTGACATTTGATAACGCAATCATCATAGTGGATGAGTGTCAGAACATGAACTTCCATGAGCTTGATACTATTGTCACTCGTGTTGGGCAGGACTCAAAGATTATGTTCTGTGGTGATTTTGATCAGTCTGATTTACAGAGGACAAACGAGAAAAATGGTTTACATGATTTTCTTCGAATATTGGAAGAGATGGAAGAATTTAACTGCACTGAATTTACTATCGGCGATATTGTACGCAGCGGGTTTGTTCGGTCTTATCTTATTAATAAGATTAAACTAGGAATAGGAATGGAATAATGGATTTACAAGTATTAAGAGAACAACTAGAAATTGATGAGGGTGTAAAATATGAAATCTATAATGATCATCTGGGTTATGCTACTTTCGGCGTTGGCCATCTTGTCCTTGAGTCTGACCCCGAATATGGTCAAGAAATCGGAACATCAGTCGATGAGTCTAGAGTCATTGAGGCCTTCGAATCGGATTGCGAAAACGTCATGCGAGACTGCGATATCCTTTATTCGGACTTCGAAGACTTGCCCGAAGAAGCTCAGCAAGTGATTGCCAATATGATGTTCAACATGGGACGCCCTCGCTTGAGTAAGTTTAAAGGTATGAAACGTGGTGTAGATGCTCGTGATTGGAATGTGGCCGCAGATGAGATGGTAGATAGTGGTTGGTACAAACAGGTCACCAATCGTGCAGACAGACTAGTTGAGAGGATTCGTGCGTTAGCATAATTTATAAATATATGACAAACGGAGATTAAATATGGCAACTTTCACAGTCACAAAAGTCACAACAAGACCTAACACTTCAACACAATGGCCACACGAAGTTCATGGTAGGTCTGGTTATGATGATATATCAGAAAAAGTTTCCATAACTGTCAGTTATAGTGCCGATGAGTTAATTCAAACATTTGCAATTGTTTGGGCATCCAAAGAAGATTTCATCACCCATCGTCGGGGCATGGATAGCCGTGATGGTAAACTAAACACAAAACAGGATGAATTTAATACTTACATGGCAGCAAACAATATAACTGGTAGAGTTACAGATCAAGATGATAAAGTTAGGGTCTTTAATGCTTCAAATAAAACTTGGGAATTATAGGAATAGAAATTAAATAATGTTTAATCATGTAGGGGTGGAGTTGCAACCTATAACGGCAACTAACCATGACGGTATACGACTATACGAGACACCAGAGGGTAATAGGTATCCATCAATCACAACGGTTCTATCAGTCCGTAACAAGAAGGGACTGATGGAGTGGCGTAAAAGGGTAGGTAATGAAGTTGCTAATCATATAGCAAGGACTGCTGCTAATCGTGGCACTAAGGTTCATCAGATGTGTGAAGATTATCTCAACAACATGGAGTTCAATTTTCCTGATGAGTGGGCGAAACACAAAAGCAATTTCTTGCCCTACTGCCTTTTTAGTCAATTAAAGTCTGTTATATGCAATATAGATAACATTTATGCTCAAGAAGCAGGACTCTATAGTGATAAATATAAGGTAGCGGGAAGGGTTGATTGTATTGCAGAGTACAATGGTGTACCATCGATTATCGACTTCAAGACATCAACTAAAGAGCGTAAAGATGAGTATAATGAAAGTTATTACATTCAGGGTTCTGCATATGCAGAAATGTTCGGGGAACGAACAGGGATAGAAATCTCTCAAGTAGTTATTTTAGTAGTAACAGCTGATGGAACTGTCCAAGAATTTGTTAAAGAAAAGTATGATTATTTAGATGCTCTTGTAGAAACCGTTGCAGAATGGAGTAAACAGAATGAAACATCTAATAGCAATACTGGCGGTGTTTCTGCTGCTGGGTAGTCAAACCTCAGCGCAAGAAACAATTCCAGCACCAGAATATTTAGAAACCCTGCCGGAATTTACTTTGTTAAATAAACCCGTAGTATGTGGGCCCACGAAAGCAATTCTTGACAAAATTGCAGAGTTTAATGAAACCCCGGCCGCTGCATGGATTGATGCAGAACGAGGTGATACTGTTATGTTCTATATAAACGAGAACACGGGCACAACTACCATAGTAGAACAGTCGGGTGAAATAATGTGTATTATCAGTCAGGGAATGGGTGGAGTTGTAGTTGCGCCTCCAAAAAAAATTAAAGGGTTGCCAATAAAGTACTTGACATTCTAGTCTGGGTGTGGTATTGTAAGATATCATTTGATGAGGAGATTAATATGGTAATAGAAATATCGGGAGATTCAGATGAAGAACCCCTTAGTAAAAAAAATATCAGTGTTAATGTTTAAGCTATACCTTATATGGAGTGTATGTGCTGATATTCTATTGATTTCTGGTATTATTGCTTTACTTCTTGGTTATGGTAAAATTTCTTTTTAAAAAGTACTTGACATTTTAGTCTGAATATGGTATAAATAAGATACAATTTGATGATACGAATTGATAGCTGAACTGGACGGGGCTTCGATGCCCCCACCTCCACCAAGTTAGAACCCTTGACTTCCACCTTTTTATAAATAGGTGTGAAAAGGGGGATAAGAAAGGATATGAAAACACAAACTATTGAATGTTCTGCTTGTAATATTAGTTTTGATAAAGAATTGAAGGAAATTACAAGACAGAAAAAAAGGGGTAGAACCAACTTTTATTGTTCGCTTTCTTGTGCTGGAAAACCATCAAGATATAATCCTTGGGTTTCTAGCAAAGAGAACAAAGAAAATATCTCAAAATATTCTAATAATCGGGTTGATGAATATACTGATTTTAGGGAATATATGAGAAGGGCAAATAAAAGGGATAAGGTTGTTGATTTGGATTTACCTTACCTAAAAGAGTTATGGGAACTACAAGACGGAAAGTGTGCTTACACCAAAGTCAAATTGGAACATCCAACAGCTATGCAATCTACTGAACGATATAATTATATGTCTTCGCTTGATAGGATAGACAACTCAAAGGGTTATATCAAAGGAAATGTTCAATATGTTAGTGTTTCTGTAAATTGGTTGAAGAACAGAATGGATGACAACCACCTAGCAGAGTTTTTTGAAATAGTTTCGGGGGTGACATGGGATCGACAGGCAGGGACGGATGAGTGGAGAATTGTGGATTGATCGCCTTATAGGTCAAAAACTATAGATGCAAACGATAACGTATCTTATGAGGATTTTGCACTAGCTGCATAATCTTTCGGAGTTTTTTTGGGAGTTTTTTTCTTAGCAACAGGATAAAAAACTTCCACTTTATTCAAAAAAGGTCTTGACAAATAACTAATAACCTGTTATACTCTGTAAACAATGTCACTGATGAGTTTGTGAAATCCAAACGAAACACTTTGTGTCTGGCAATATTGTCAAAAACATCATCTTGAAAGGATGAATTATAGTATGGCTACAACTACAACTTCGAAGGCAACTAAGGTTATTGCCGCTCTCGAAAACGGTAATGAACTTACTGCGAAGCAGATTAGCGCACGTTATGGCGTTAAGAATGTCCGAGCATTGATGAGTTCTCTTCGTATGCAGGGATATCCTGTATACCTCAACAAGCGGGTTAGCTCGTTTGATGGTGTAACTTACAACAAGTACCGCCTTGGTACTGCAACTCGTGCTGTGATTGCGGCGGGTTATCGCTCTCTTGCACAGGGTGTCTAATTAAACACCACTACTAACGGGTGATGCCGTAATACATCCGAGGGGGGCCCACGGTTAGCCCCTCACCTTTAATTAATTTACAAGAGTACAAAATGGCATTAAACACATCAAAGACATTTTCAATGGAAATTGAACGTCTTGCAATAGACAAGAACATCTCGCATATGGATGCAGTTCTTGATTATTGCCACCGTCAAGATATTGAGCCCGATACTGTGGGCAGTCTTATTTCCAAAAGTCTCAAAGAGAAGATTGAGGCTAATGCACGGGAACTTAATTTTCTACCGAAACAAGCACAACTCCCAATATGAAATATGAATTAAAAGTTCCAAACGGAACATACACGGCAAATAATTTATTTGTTCTGTTCTTCGATGTATTCACACACAGACTGTATCATTTAATCAAAGACAGAAAGTTTATGGACTGATGAAACATCTAAAGGAAAACAACACTAACTATTTTATGCACCTTGCTCATGCATGGGCTATGGCTACTGTTCTAATTATTCATGGGGTAATCCCCTGCATTTTAACTGATTGGGTATCGAAGCGTATCTGTAATGGAACCGATTGACGTTTATCTAATGTATTGTGCTATGAAGGCACACTTTGGTAAGAGTGACTATGACTTTGTAACATACAAGGGCAAGACTCGTATCAAGCGTGACACCTTCTATAAACGTAAAGACAGGTCGTTTTTCGTTAGGTTGGCTCGCAAGTACAAGACAGAAGAACAAATCAAAAATTACTTTGTAGCAAACTTCATTAGGGATAAGAAGGGGTATATTGCCAACTTCAATGATGATAACTATGATGCATGGAAACTGAAACGTCAGGGTTTCTTTGATTTGTTTGATGTTGAGATGAAACCTCTGGTAGAGGCATTTGAGGATTTGTTCAAAATAGAAAATGGACAACATCCCAAATTAATGAAAGAGTTTCTGGGTGGCCGGGTGTCATTAGAAACAATCATCATATTGGATGAGTTAGTGAATTATTCACAATCTTGGAATAAACAATTAGAGGATGACATCATATGGATTGATTTAAGAAATCTGATGAATAATTACAAAAGGTTCTTGACAATTGATCAAGAACAGTATAAGATAAGACTATTGAAACTCATAGAGGAGTCCAGTTGATGGATAGAGTAGAAGGGTTCTTTGAGGCACGGTGCCGGGAACTAGAAAACGAAGTGAAGGCAATGCAATTTGTCAACGCTGAGGTGTCGGTTAAAAACGACGAACTTTCGGAGCGAGTTAATCAGCTTGCTAATCGTCAACCCACTTGGCCCAAGGGTTATAAACCACAGCGCCGGTTTACTCCTAACAAGTAGATGGTAATCCGGTATAGTATAATGGTATTACAGTAGATTTGTAATCTTCTAATGGTGGTTCGATTCCATCTACCGGAACCAATTTCAAGGACAAAATATGAAAGTAAAAATGACATCACATTCTACACCAGATAACATTATTGGTGTGGATGATGCACAGGAGCTCATCGCATATTGCGCTAGAGTATCTAATCCTGGCAATCAGAACAATAAAGATACTAGCGAGAAACTGGTCAAGTATCTTATCAAGCACAAGCACTGGTCACCCCTAGAGATGGTCAGTGCGTGTATTGAGATTGAGACAACAAGAGATATTGCACGACAGATTCTACGTCACCGCTCATTTTCGTTTCAAGAGTTCAGCCAACGGTATGCAGACCCTACCAAGGATTTGTCTTTTGAAGCAAGAGAAGCTCGACTGCAAGACCCAATCAATCGACAGAACAGTGTTGATCTGGACAGTGATGATGAGAAACATAATCGATTGAATGAAGACTTCCGTATGAAGCAACATGTGTTGTGGCGTCAGGCAGAAGAAATATACAAGTGGGCAGTTGACAAAGGTATTGCAAAGGAACAGGCTCGTGCAGTTCTACCAGAGGGTATGACTGTATCTCGCCTATACATGAATGGCACCCTGCGCTCATGGGTACACTACATTGACCTAAGAAGCGCAAATGGTACTCAGAAGGAACATCAGGAGATTGCACAGGCCTGTGCCCGTGAGATTGCAAAGATTTTCCCCATCATGACGGATATCAGCATTGTCTAAAGCAGTTGTCATTGGTAATGGTGAGTCACGCAAGTGGTTCAGTGATAAACAGTATAAGGTGGATGCTGTCACATGGGGTTGCAATGCAATCTATCGTGATGTGATGGTGGACAACCTTGTTGCAGTTGACTACGGTATGCAGCAGGAAATTTATAATTCTGGATATGTATTAGATAATCCAGAATGGCCTGAGCAGGGCTGTTGTCATTTTGCAAATTGGAGTATAGTGCCGTCATCTATTGTTGATATGATGTTTATGGGGTTTGATATTCCAGAGGACTTCATACACAGGAGCTTGAAGAGAACAGACCTTTGTGTAATTTCAGGGAAAGACCCTTCTTCATTACAGGACAAGATTGTAGCTGCAATTAAGATGAATCCAGAGTTGGATATGAAAGACCTTCGCATGAAGATGGAGAAGGATGTGGGTGTCTGGATTACCTATGTGGAAGAGAATGATATTGTGTGGCCTATTGACTTTCCTGTTGAATGGTCAGCGGGTAACACCGCACTGCACCTTGCATGTCAGCAGGGAGCAACAGAGATTTATATACTGGGGTTTGACCTATCGTCACATGACGAACCGTTGAACAACATATATAAAGGGACAGATAATTATCTGCCCAGTGATGCAAAAGGTTTTAATACCACTAATTGGATGAACCAGATGCAAACTGTTTTTAGAGAGTTTTGGGATACAAAGTTTTATTGGATAGATGCAAAAGATCATTTTATTCAAGAAAATAACCTAAGTTACTTGACAAAGACAGAGTTTTGTGATAAAGTAAGCATACTATAAACATACGAAAACATATATTACATAAGGAGAATACATATGTCGTTAAGTACACTAAAGAAGTCTAATTCTTTGGACAAACTGCTTGGTGCAGTTCAATCAGATAGTGGTGGGGGAGAGAAGAAGTCCTATGTGGATGATCGTCTCTGGAAGCCTGTCATGGATAAGAGCGGTAATGGTTATGCCGTTATTCGTTTCCTTCCCGCAGTAGAGGGTGAGGATATGCCTTGGGCAAAGGTGTGGAACCATGCTTTCCAAGGTCCAACTGGACAGTGGTATATTGAGAACTCTCTCACTACCATTGGTCAGAATGACCCTGTATCTGAGATGAACTCTGCATATTGGAACTCAGGTGTTGAGTCTGATAAGGAGATTGCTCGTAAGCAGAAGCGTAAGTTGCAGTATTTTGCAAACATCTATGTTGTTGAAGATTCTGCTAATCCTCAGAATGAGGGTAAGGTGATGCTCTACAAGTTTGGTAAGAAAATCTTTGACAAGTGCATGGAAGCAATGCAGCCTGCGTTTAAGGATGAAACTCCAATTAATCCTTTTGACTTCTGGGCAGGTGCGAACTTCAAGTTGAAGCTTCGTATGGTAGAAGGTTACTGGAACTATGATAAGTCAGAGTTCTCAGCGCCATCTCCTTTGTTTGATGATGATGATAAGTTGGAAGAAGTGTGGAAGAAGCAGTATCCCCTATCAGAGTTTACTGCTGAAACTAACTTCAAGTCCTATGATGAACTGAAGAAGCGTATGGATATGGTTCTAATAGGAACTGTTAAGGTAGGTAAAGCTGCTGAAGTTATGGAAGATGCTCCTTGGGTTGAACCAAAGGTGGATACGAAACCTACTCCAGCGCCTACTGTTGATAATGATGATGATGAGGACACTATGTCCTACTTTGAAAAGTTGGCAAAAGAGTAAGTAAGGAGAGGGGGAACTTTTGGGTTCCCCCTTTTTTTAATTAAGACCCGACAAAGATGGCGGCCGCTGCGTTTAATCCACCAAACTTATTGGGGATGATTGGACCACCACCGCCCATCCCCAGATTTTGGTGCTGGACACTTGATTTTACGCTTGCATCAACAAAAGTAGTAGCTCCAGATGCACCGCCATCAGTACCTCTCCCCATTCGTTCTTGCTCAAATCGATTTAGGTCTGGTTGACTATCGCCGAACTCGCCTTTGGGTCCATATCCCCCTATATTGGGTCCAACTGGTTTAGTAGGTGATCCACCAGCATTTGATCCGCCAGCAGATGTTAATTTTTTAATATCGTTTTCTGGGCTTGATTCTTCTCCCATTAAGAATCCAGCAAGTTTTTGTCCTGCCCAATCTCCACCAAAGAAACCAACCCCCGCACCAATAAGTGCGCCCAAAGGCGCTGCGACAATTGCCCCCGGCCCAGTGAACAATGCACCCAATGCTCCGCCGACAATACCGAAACCGGCTGCCCCCAAACCACCACCGATTAAACCACCAACACCTTTGATTTTATTTTCCTTAGATGCGTCACTCAATAATAGTGATGCCACCATCGCACTACTAAGGATAGGGCCAAGTAGGGGAATTCTCTTTGCAGCCATTAACAATCTGGGATATTTTTTTAGATGACCTAAACCACCCCCAGAATTGGCCTTAGCAGCTGCCATTATTTTGGCTCTGCCCGTTAAATCCCCCACCTTTGTTGTAGTGGCTTTACCATCAACCCCGGCATAAACTTTACTACCTTTTGGTGAAGTTACAACACTGCCAGCTTTGGGTGGAACTGATCCGCCCACTAGTGGCGGCAGGGCTCCCACAACCTTTGGTTTATTTTTAAGTCCTAACGCCTCTAATGCCTTTCCTATTCCACGAAATACCCCCCTGATTACCTTGAAACCTAGTGTTAGGGGCAACAATAACAGATCGATTGCTTTTTTTCCCACCCAACCAACGGTCAGCGCAGCAATTCCTAATACGAGCAAACCATCAGCACTAAATATACCGGCAATTCGATCAAAAAGACTTACTGGATTTCCTTCTTTATCCTTACCACTAAACAACGCAATAAGCTTATCTACGCCCTTTGTCATTTCTGCAAATGTTTCGCTTTGAAAAAATGTACCAAGAGCAATCAATAACGCACCAATTCCAATAGTGGTGAAAAATGCCTTTAGTCCTAAACTTATGGTTTTCTTGCCCATTGAAACCAATTCACCAATGCCAGCACCCAACTTTGCTAGTTTAGAACCCTGTTCTGCGTTTAGTTTCAGTAGGTCTTCTCGTAGTTCTTTTTTCTTGGCAGGACTAGTTGCGGTCTTGATTCTAAATTTAAGGTCCGCTTTATCGGCTTCATACTGTAGTTTATTATATTTTTTATTGTCTGTTGCAACTAAACCAAGCGTTTCGAGTGACTTTTTCATGGATGCCAGAGCTTCATCAGATTTTTTTATTTCTTCTGGCCGATCCTTTATTGCATGTCTCGCAGACATTTTCACTCCGGTTTTTTGACCTTTCTGAAAGGTTATATTTTCATAAAAACCCTCTAGACCTCTCTTCAAACCAAAGAAGATGTCCCCCTGTTCTTTTCCCGACTTTTGATTCAAACTGGCAAAGTTAGCAAGAGAGTTTAGTGTCTTAAAATTGAATTTATTATCTTGGGAGTTCTGTTTGCTCTGACCCGTGATAGCGAGGACGGTCTGTTGAACAGAATTATTAACAGAATTATTGCCGGACTTTAACTCACTTACAATATCTTTAGTATTTTTTGCTACCGCTTCATCAACTTCAGTTACGCCCTCTCTCTTATCATACTTTTCTTGGCGAGTAGCAAGGGCTCTAGCACTCAATATTTCAGGCAAATTTTGTGCTATTATAGAAGTAGCAGTGCCACTTTTTGCATTATCTTTAGCAAGCTGCTCCAATTTTTTATTGGTTTCAACTAACAGATTAGCAACAGTTTTCAGATCAGCCATAACTCAGGTTCCTTATTTCTTAGGTTCTTTGTTTGCAAACGCTTGAGCGCCAAAGAAAGCTGCAATGATACCAGCAACAGCAATGAAGTATACTCCTGCCATGTCACCAAGTATCTTTGCTGCTACCTCAATACCAAACACAACCGACACAACAACACATACAGGATACAATAGCATACCGCTAAGAGCAAACCACGCCATCTTGCGTTGGGCATCCTCTTTCTTGTCTTCATTCTCAAGTCGTATCATTCTCTCTTCCATAGCCAACTCCTCATCACTAACAATTCCATCACCATCAATATCAAATTTATCAAATTCACTATCTTTTTGTAGCTTTTTCTGCGTCATTTGATTAACTCCGATTATTTGTTTTTTCTTGCTTGTTTGTCATACTCCGCTTTCTCATCCTCTAAATGTTTTATCAATAAACCAGAATATATTTCTCTTTCCCACGGCACCATATTCTCTAATTCAGTTAAACTCCAATTATGATGCTGTATCATTGCAAAATTTTGTCTATAATAATTCTCCACAGAGTCATGAGACAGCCCTATCCTAAAAAACTTTCAAGCCCCTCCAATAATACTTCACTCTTTATCTTTGTCTTCGGATTGGTAACATCAATAACGTGTCGTAATTTCGGCATTGTTTCAAAAAACTTCATCACACTCTCTAACTGCTCTGTGTTAAACGAATCAATAAATTCTGTAATTTCATCCTCTGTCATATCAATTCTATGGATTGTTTCATCCCCATTAATAACACTTTCAACACATTTATTGATCATTGCCATTGACTTTTCGAAATCACCCAAATCATCATACAAATATAATCCCTGAAGGTCTTTCAATATTGGATATCTTAATTTTAGTCTGATATCTTCTGTGATGGTAATTTCCTGTGAGTGTTCTACACTCAGTTGTACACCAATTTTCTCTAAGTCAATTTCAACCAGAACAATAGTTTCTTCATCATCTGGACATGTAACAGTAATTTTTACTTTAGCACCAGCAGATTTCGCCCGTAATTGTAAAAACACATATTCAATATCAAACATTGGAGCAATATTAGCATCCAAAATACCAAAGGTGCAATTTGATACCAACGCCCCCATAGCATCGGCAATTTGTTTTTCATCCCCGGATTCTTGGGCAATCATCAAAATCTTTTGCTCTTTGACCAAGAATGGCCTGAATTTAATTTCCTCCTGTGTTGATGGTAGTGTTAGTGTGTATTCAGAAGTTTGTAGTTTAGGTAATGCCATAATTTATCATCCTTTATCATAATTAGTTTCCAAGTCTGCTCAACACCTTCGGTATGTTCGCATTAATCGTTCGTTCTGCACCAGTGATTACTGTATCAAGAACCTTTTCCATAAGATTGGGTGGTTGGTTAGTAATATCAAGAGTCTCCCAATACTTATATGCCATAGTGACAGGTATCTTTATGATATCTGTTGCTTGAGTATAACTTAAAGGACTTGGACCAATATCTTTTGGAAAACACTCAAATAGTTTAATTCCATAACGTCTTTGGTTATTTACATCAAGAACATAGATTTCAATTTCTTTAATGTAATCCCTATAATACTTGACATTCCACGTTCCCTTGTCCCAAGCCATCTCTTGCCAGTGTTCAAAGAATACTCTTTCTTCTAGGTCACTACTTGATTGAAAGGTCATAGCTAGTGTACCACCAAACGTGATACCATCAACAATTTCTGGTGCAATACCATACATGTTAGAATCTGGTGATGTATTAAGTGACCTGCCGGGTAAGTCAAGGGCTTCACATCGCATAGAAACTTTCCTTGCATCCCCCTCTGCCGGGGATGTGATAATAACCTCGTAACGACTTGGGAGTGCATATCCATTGTCACTATGAAACTCTGACAAGAAATCATTTAATACACCAAATGCGGTTGATTCTACAAAATTTGCTAGTGTTGCCATTAGATCATTGCCCTCGAATCTTTCCATACCTCAGAAGAATCTGCTTTCTTAAACCTCTGTACAGGTAGGAGAGTCGCAATTGTAAATTCGTCTGCATCAATTCTACGAAACTGTGATTTGGTCTGTCCTGCTAGGTATTTGTGTATGGTTGGCCTGATAAGTCTCACATTCTTTAGTTTCTGGTAATCAACGATAAGTTTTGTTGACTCATCAAATGCGGTATTATTAGAGAAATCCACCAAACGATCAAGCAACTTAATTCTTAGAGGAATGGGTAGATAATGCAAGTTGATCCCCAGAAATCCATCTGAATACTTCTCTATGGGTAATACCAACGGAAACGTATCATAGTATGGTAGGGTCTTCTTGAACTTAGGATCATACATGAACATGTTAAGCCTACCATAGAATGGTTGATTGCTCCTCTTACCATCTCGTATGAGGTCAAGTGTGGTTGGTGTACCAAACTCTTTAATTTTCTCTCTATACCATGCAGTAGATTTGGGGCGACCTTTTGCCTCATCCTTAACTGATTGCATATATTTGCTGGGTGCTCTTGCCATATATCTATTTATACGAAATCCCAAGATGATCTTCAGTTAAAATCTTGAACTCCATACCATTATCTGCACACCATTCTGTAGCAGATCGCCACTTAGCATCATTCACACCATAGGTCATGACCTCATTCATCCATCGTCTGGTGCGCCTCTTGGGTTCCTTGGGTGGTTTGCACTGCACCTTGGGTTTAACCTCAATTATCATCTTCTTAATCTGACCATTAGCCTGTTTGACTTTGATATAAAAATCTGGGAAGTATTTGTGCATACGTCCATCCTTGGGTGATAAATAGGGTATAATGATCTCTTCACTGCCCCATTCAATTATGGATGTGCTGTTGTCACAGTATACCATAAATTTACGTTCCCAGAGAGAACGATAAACTATGTTCTGTGGATTGCCCTTATATTTTTTGGGCTTGGTTGGTATGTATCGACCTTTGTATGACATGTGTTATAAATAGTTTCATAAAGTGTATAAGGATATTTAGACATGGCATTAAGAGACGCTTTCGTAAACATAGCAAAGAATGCTGCATCAGGTGCTGCACAGAGAGTAATTACTTCTGTTGCTGATGGTCTTAGGTCAGGATTAGGTGGTTCAAGTAGTAGTTCTTCATCTAGTCCTGTACAAACTGGTTTTAATAAACCGGACCCAATTCTCTTATACCCTTCTGATGTTGGCGTTAATGCTCATCAAGCAAGCTATATACTCTTCGCTCGACATTCTGTATCGGGTGCAAAAGTAAAACCAATACAACACGCAGGAAAGGTTGCTGATGTTTTCTATATAGACAAAGTGACCGGCAAGAAAACATTGAACAAGGACAAAACGGATGAAAACCAGCAAAAAGCACACGACCAATTAAACGCACAATCTGGCGGTTCTGGTGGTGCTGGTAAGAATGGCGCAAGTAATTCACTCACGTTGTCTCGCAGAAATATCCAGAGAACCGGAACCTTTATCGGACTGTACATGCCCCCAGCAGTTAATGTAAACTATGCTATGGATTATTCTGAGGGTGAAATTGGTGTGGTGGGTGAAGCGCTCTATGGATTGTTTAAGGCTTATCAGAACGGAACATTGAGCGGGGATTCTTTTAAGAAAGGGTTTGACACTCTAGGTGACGGGCTAGTGAAAATGGGAGTGGGTATGATTGATAAGGCAATTCCCGGCGCAAAAGATTTGCTTGCAATTGAGAGTGGAACGATTATTACACCCAGAACAGAGATGATGTTCAGGGGTATTGGTAGAAGGTCATTTTCCTTTTCTTTCACATTCATTCCCAAAGATCATACAGAAACAGAAACGGTGCATAAAATTGTACAAGAATTTAAAGAGGGAATGACCCCAAGTTTTAAGAATGCCGGTAGTACAAGAGAGATGACAATTCCTGATGTATTTTCAATTCAGTATATGCATGTCAATGGACAAAATCAATATATCAATAAGATTGGTAAATGTTATCTAAAAACAATGGATGTTACTTATGGTGGAGATAAATTTGTAACATATAATGCTGACAAAAAGGGTGCGCCACCCCAGAAAACAACCATCACTCTGGCTTTCCAAGAACTAGAAATCATGGACAGAGATAATATTAGGAACGGATACTAAGATGTATTTTAGTCAATTTCCAGTTATTGCATATGATTCTGTTGGCGATGGAGAATTCAAAACAGTCACCCATTTACTCAAGCGTGTGGCTCTTCATGGTAAATCAAAATCAGTATCATCTTTGTATGATACATATGACATTAGGAATGGTGAAACGCCAGAGATGATTGCTTACAAATATTATGGTGATGCAGAATATCATTGGGTCATTCTGATTGTCAATAACATCACAGACAGGTATCACCAGTGGCCAATGAACACTCGCCAGTTCCTTGCACATCTTGCCGAGAGATATGATAATGTGGATGCAACACACCACTACGAGATTTATCAGGTATCGGGTGACACCACAAAAAAGATTAATATTGGCCTCACCAATAAAGACACTAATGGTAACACTATTGCAGATGCAACACTGGTCACAAATAGAGAATACGAAGAATCGAAACAGGATATAATTAGAAAAATACGGCTGTTAGACCCCCAATATCTAGAACAGTTTGTTGAGGAATTTGAGGCATTGGTTTCTAATACAGAGGATTGATTGAGTGGCAAAATTAGAACTTAGAAGTGGTGGTGAGTTTAACATTATCCAAGCAGACCTAGTATTATCTACAGGGAAAGTGGTTGGATTAACAGCGTCTATTATGGGGCTCTCTATATTTGAGGGAATAAATCAACTTACCGTAACAGGAACCATGACAATTCAAGATGCTTTCAACCTAGCATCCTTTGGTCCTATTATCGGGCAAGAATACCTGATGCTCAAGATTGCAACACCAAATTTGCGGGGTGGAGAGAACACAATTGACTACACAACAAACCCATTCATGATTACGAGTATTGATGATAGGGTTAATATTGGTAATGGTGTTCAGGCTTCAACTATGTCATTCTGCTCAAGAGAATTTGTAATCAACCAAAGAGCCAGAGTCAAAAGAACTTTGACAGGATCGTACTCAGACATCGTTGAAACAATGTTGAAGACTGACCTAGACAGCAATAAGAAGCGGAACATTGAACCCAGTGCTGACAACAAAAAAATAATTGCACCAAACATAAAACCTCTTGATGTTATAGCTATTGCAACAAAGAATGCTGTATCAAAGAAATTCAATCAATCAACATATTTTTTCTGGGAAAGCACCTCCGGGTTCAACTTCAGAACTCTTGGAAATATGTATTCTCAACTCCCTGTCATGTCATACGAATCTAGTGTGGCAGGTAAAAGAACGAAAGATGGTGTGAGAGATATCATGGCGGAGCTGTCTGCGATTGAAAATTACAGGATAACCAGTTCCCCTGATACTGTGTGGAATTACACCACAGGCATATTTTCGTCTGAATTAATTGTCCATGATATCATGTCCAAAAGTTACGAAACGCATATATATAAGTATAGTGATAATTTTTCGAAGGAACAACATCTTGGACCAAACCCCCTTGCAAACAATGACCCTGATGGGAAGAATGTATCATCTTTTCCTTCTAGGCAATTTCTGAAATCTACCGTGGGTATTGGTAATGATCAGAGTTTTGAGGATGAATTTAATCAATATGCATATGGCGCAAACAGGTTGAACTTAATGCAATCACGAAATTCACAACTAGCAATGTTAGAGTCTGGATTACAACTGAACATTGATGTTGTAGGTACAACTGTTGTGAAAGCAGGTGATATTGTGGAGATTAAAATACCCAGTGTTGCTGCGGTTAAAACCACCAATAACGAAACAGAAGACATGTTGTACAATGGTAATTTTCTTATCAGGTCTTTACGGCATGATTTTGATATTATTAACGAAAAACACACAATGTCCATGAACGTCACCAAGGATGCCATGGGCAAATAACATAAGGAGAAGTCCATTTCTAACACCCCTATATCCAAACATAACCAGCGAAAGGAACTAAAAATGGCTAAGTCCAAGAACCGCATTAAGAAGATGACATTCCAAACACAAGATCGCACGTTTGATTGCACTCCACTTTCAGACAACGATAAATACATTATAGAGATGGCAGGATATAGAAAACAAGGACACCCACAGAATGAAGACATATCACGAACTACAGGAAGGTCTACAAGACCCCAATATATTTAAAGCATTCTTCCTTGCTGGTGGACCGGGCAGCGGTAAATCATACGTTGTCCGGTCCACCACCGGCGGGACAGGATTGCGTGTTGTAAACTCTGATGACGTATTTGAGAAGTATCTCAAGGACGCTGGTGTTTCTATGAAAATGGGGTCAGAAGACCCACGAAGAGATATTATTAGAGGAAAAGCAAAGGTTGTCACTGCTTCTCGACAGAAAAACTATATCGAAGGACGTATCGGTTTGGTCATTGATGGCACTGGTAAGGAATACGATAAAATTCGCTCACAGAAGGCAGAACTTGAATCATTGGGATACGACACCCATATGATATTCGTCAATACCTCACTTGATGTAGCACTTGCTCGCAACCTCAAGCGTGAACGCACTGTACCAGAAGATATTGCAATCACCAGTTGGAAAGAGGTACAGGGTAATATCGGTAAGTTTAATTCCCTGTTCAGGGGCACTATGGTTATCGTTGATAACAATAAACCAGATGATGATATTGAGATGGCCGCATTCAAGGAAGTCAAACGTCTACTAGGTAAGAAGGTTCGAAACCCTCGTGCCAAGCAGTGGATTGAAATGGAGATGAAGAATCGAGGTATCACCAAGGCACCCTCAAGGCGAAATATTGGTTCTGGTGGTGGTCAGAATCGTCGGAAACCGACACCCCTACCCGGCATGAGTGGATTTAAGACTAAAATGGGCCGAAAAAAAGGTGATTTTAGCTAAGATTCTTCTTGACTCTTCCTATTTTATGGTGTATACTAAGGTATAAACTGAGAAAAGGAAGACGTTATGATGAATTGCAATTGGATACTTCGGAACCTCGTAATTAAGAAAAACGCTCTGAGGGTCGCTGGCTTTGATATTTCACTTCTGGATGATGAAAAGAAAGTGAATGATGCATTTAAAAAATCTGGCCTGACAATGCCAAACATGAATAATCGAGGGATTGCATGATCCTCACCCTCAAAGGTCTTACCAACAAGGGTAAAAACCGAATCAGGGAACACGGCGACAAGTGGGAAGTCCTAGACTTGCCCCCCGGCGTCAGGAATATGACCCCAAAACCCGTATTTCCCCCCATAAAATCACTGAAAACAGACGAATGGCGATGGCTGGATGATGTGAATTTTTCTTGGATTCCTGCTCGATTTTAGTTGACAAACCCTATTTGGTATGGTATACTTAGGTATAATCAGAGAGAGAGATTGTTATGGCATTTGCCCCCAATGAAGTTAGTTTTCCCCCCTACGGCGATGGTTCTATCGTTGGTTGCTTCGATGAGAAGGAATATGGTAAATATTTCGAGTTTTCGGAGAATCGGGAAGAATACTACACCGAATATCCCCACAAGGTCTGGGTGACGACTCCTTGGCGTATGGATGGTGGGTGGCGGTTCGCCAAGGTCTTGAAGACCGTGGCCTACATCCTGACCAACGATGAGGACGGCAACGACATCGTTGAAAAATGGTTCATCAAAAAATATCGGAAATATGCAAAATAACTGTTGACAAATCCTGCTGGATATGTTAATATTAGGTATAATGAGAAACAAAGAGAAAGATACGAAATGGCATATGTAAGCAAAGAAACCAAGAAGACCCTCGCCCCTGCAATCAAGAAGGTTCTTGCCGAGTACGGCGTAAAGGGAACCATTGCGGTTGACAATTCTTCCATGCTGGTTGTGACCTTACGGAAGGTTCCTGCTGGGTTGTTTACCGCAAAAGAGATTGAAAATGGTGATGTCAATGTCTATCGCATTGATACGTTCTTTGAGGGTAATGCCAAGAAGTTCCTGACTAAACTGCTTGCAGCCATGAAGGGTGACAAGTGGTATAACAACACCGACAGTTCGATTGACTACTTCGACACTGCTTGGTATAACGATATCAAGATTGGGACGTGGAACAAACCGGCAGAGGTTGTATAATGAGTAAAATTGGTGATGCATTGACGAAGACGCTGGTTGGTGATACGACTGAGAAGCTTGCGGTAATACACGTTGCCTTTGAAGATGCTCCCAAGACGGTTGCGTTTGTTGAGGTTGATGCTGCACTACCCCTTCGGAAAAAGTTGATGATTGCATTTGTCAAGACCAACACGATTACTGAGGCATGGTGGCGGAACGATGATGTGACTTATATCAATGACACCCCAACATGCCGCAGCACCAGCGTTGGTGATATGGTGCTGGTTGGTAAGGATAAGTATGTGTGTGTTATGAATGGTTGGGAAACCCTTGATGGTGAGATTGTGAAATGACAGACTCGGAAGTGTCAACAATGGAGAGGCGAATAGGAAATGCAAGGACGGCTCTGCAAAATGTTAAGTCTTGCTGGGGTAATCAATATTGGAGTAATGTACTCGCATATCTATTGAGACAAGCGAACAGACTCAATTAATTGATCATGAAGATACTTACAAGTGATGAATATATCAAGGATGATCCTGTAAGACCTACATTATCCTACGCATGGCGTAAGAGTGTGGGTGAAATATATTATATTGGCGAAGAGGATGACCCAAGTGCTATAGTGTGTGTTGCAATGACAACATATATTCCTAAAGATGCAAGAGATATTGCCCTATCTGATCGGGGATTGTATGCTATACCTTACTCAGTATGGAGTTATAAGAAGGGTGCAGGCGGACAGATAATTATGGACCTGAGAGATTGGGCTATACACAATGGTTGGGAACGTCTCGTAACTATGTCACCAAAGACCGATATGGCACATAGGTTTCATATCAAAAATGGTGCGCTTTTAATCAAACACAATAAAACAAGCAGGAATTACGAATACGCACTATGAAGAATAAACACATTGTAGCACATATGAAGTCTGCATTTAACTATGCAGAGTGCAGCACAGCAGAAAAACTCAAGGTTGGTTGTGTGATTGTCAAGGATGACCGTATCATATCCATTGGATACAACGGTATGCCCAGTGGATGGAGTAATGAGTGTGAAACACGTTCATTCTTTACAGAAGACGGGCAACAGCTCCTCAATCAAATTTTGATTACCAAACCAGAAGTCCTACATGCAGAAGAGAACGCAATCACCAAGCTCGCAAGGAGTAACGAGTCAGGTGGGGGTTCCACTGCATTTATTACACATGCACCTTGCCTTTCTTGTGCTAAACTGTTATACTCATCAGGTATAGTCGAGGTGTATTATACGCACTTATATAAGAATACTGAGGGATTGGATTTCCTCAATAAATGTAAGATTAACGGGACATATGGTCCAACAGCTGAGTACATAAAGGTTATAAAATATGCAGACAATTGAGAGAACGACCCTATCAGAGCTGGTAGGTAATGAACAGTATGCACGAAAGGTACTTCCCTTCATTAAGGGGGAGTATTTTGGTGACCGCACTGAGCGTATTGTATTTGAAGAGATACAGAAGTTCGTAGAGAAGTACAATGCCCTGCCCACCAAGTCAACCCTTGAGATTGAAATTGATACTCGGCGGGACTTGAACGAGAGCGACATTCGGCGTGTGCTGGATGTGGTTAAAGGGCTAGAGAATGACAAAGAAGTGAACTTTGATTGGTTGGTTGAAACCACGGAGAAGTTCTGCAAGGATAAGGCGATATACAATGCGATTGTTGAAGGAATACAAATCATTGATGGTAAGGATAAAGAACGAGGCCCTGATGCAATTCCATCTATTCTCACAGACGCCCTGGCTGTGGGTTTTGATAATAGTGTGGGCCATGATTATCTCTTGGACGCAGATGCCCGATTTGAGTACTACCATACGGTAGAGGAGAAAATTCCATTTGATTTGGAGTTCTTTAACCGTATCACCAAGGGGGGGTTACCACCCAAGACACTGAACATCGCACTTGCTGGGACAGGTGTTGGAAAATCCCTGTTCATGTGTCATGTCGCAGCAAACTGTATGAACCAAGGCAAGAATGTCCTTTATATCACACTAGAGATGGCGGAAGAACGCATTGCTGAACGTATTGATGCAAACCTCATGAACGTGACTATGGAAGATTTGCATAGTCTTCCCAAGGCGATGTATGATAGCAAGATCAATAAGATTATCAAGGAGACTAATGGCCAGCTGGTTATTAAGGAATATCCTACTGCATCCGCACACTCTGCCCATTTCAGGGGGTTGATCAAGGAGCTTGCAATCAAGAAGAGTTTCAAGCCAGATATCATCTTCATTGATTACCTGAATATCTGTGCATCATCACGCTTCAAAGGAGCAGCAAATGTCAATTCTTACATGTATATCAAATCGATTGCTGAGGAACTTAGGGGACTTGCAGTTGAAACTAACGTCCCAATCATGTCGGCAACACAGACGACTCGAAGCGGGTTCAGTAATTCCGATGTGGGCCTTGAAGATACCAGTGAGAGTTTTGGCCTACCAGCTACGGCTGACCTCATGTTTGCGCTCATCTCTAACGAAGAACTTGATGAACTTAACCAAATCGCAGTCAAACAGCTGAAGAATCGATATAACGATGTTAATGTTAATAAACGATTTGTCATTGGTATTGACCGTGCAAAGATGCGCCTCATGGATTTAGATGAGAATGAGCAGAAGGGCCTAGCAGATTCCAACCAGACAGAAGAGACGGACGACTTCGAATCCCCTACATTTGACAAGACAGACTTTGGGGAAGGGTGGAAGGTATGAAGCTGATTGATGACTATTTGGAACAAGATCATGTCGATGCACTCAACAATCTACACATAGAGTATGCAAAGGTGCATTGGATAGGTGCTGAGTCAGACCCAGATACCAACCCCTTGACTAAACTAGTCCATT